CGTCGACCCCACGACGGTTGTCCAGTGTGTGCGCGAGACGGACGTGGCCTGGCACTGTCCAGGCGCGAACCGCCGCGGTCTGGGCATCGAGCACTGCGGCCTGTCCGAACAGACGCCCGAACAGTGGACGGACGAAGATAGCGAGGCCGAACTTAAGCAGAGCGCCATTCTGGCCGCGTCCATGTGCCAGAAATGGGGCATTCCGCCGGTCAAGCTGTCCGTGGACGACATCAAGCTCGGCATGCGAGGAATCGCCGGGCATGTCGATTTCACGAACGCCTTCCCCGAGCTGGGCGGGACGCACCAAGATCCGGGTCCATCGTTCCCGTGGCAGCACTACATTGAGCTCGTGGAAGCGGCCATCGACATCCTGACGCCCGCCCCTGGCCCCTCCATCTAGCTGGGCGGGCGTTCGTCTTTAGGCTCGTCTTCGCCGAGACCGGCGGCAATCTCGACCTCATCAGGTAGCTCGAAAAGGATCCCCCATTTGTTCGTCCAGTCGGCCCGCCTTCGAAGCGGGCGCCACGATCCACCGTAGTCTCTCGGGACTTTTTCTTTTGGCATGCCCATTGGACACCGGCCAAGGCGCGATGGTTACCGGCGTGGTAGGATGCGACGCAGAAAGCAAGGTGGCCGAATGTCGATACTATCCGTGGTGATTGTCCTCTGCGTCGTCGGGGTGCTGTTGTGGCTCGTGAACCAGTACCTGCCCATGCAGCCGCCTTTCAAGACGATCGTCAACGCCGTGGTGGTGATCGCCGTGGTGCTCTGGATACTCTCGGCGTTCGGGGTTCTCGGATCGATCAGCGGGGCGCGCTTGCCACGGGTCCGGTGATAGGGGTAGCCTGCCGGCGTGCAGCTGCTCTACTACTGCCACCGCTACGGCGGTTTCACCGCGAACCTCATACGCGCGAAGCGCAACTTTGCCGTGCATCGCGACGAGTTTGCTCGCAAAGGGATCGTGGTCTGGGCTCCCTGGATAGCTCTCGCCGAGGCGATGGTGATCGAGGCCCAGGTGTGGCCAGCCATCGAGGCCTGCATTGATGCCAGCAGCGGCATAATCTGGGACCTGGACGGGGAGTCACCAAGCCCTGGCTTGATGCGCGAACGCGGCATCGCCGACCGGATGGGCAAGGGCGTGATCGAGATCAGGTAGGCACGCCCTTAAAAGCAGAACGGCCAGCCCCTTGACGTAAAGGACTGACCGTTCTAGACTTTCGGTTGCTGAGACCTTATGGAAACCGTAACACGGCTCCCAAGCTCGCGCAAGCGGGCTATGCATAGCGCCCTGACTGGCGCCGTTGGATCACATCCGTGCGCAAGGTCTGCGCACAACGTCGGCGGACGAAATGGGTCACTGACTCGGAGGTACGATGCGGGAGGCTTTGCGCACGGTCGCGCAGCTATCCGGCACGAGACCGGGCTGAACTGCATAACCGTTGGTCTCAATGATTGGCGCCAGGGGATACAGGGCCCCGGCGAAGACACGGTCGGGTCGCCTAAACAAGTGGCCCCGGTGCAGGCGGATACGGAAGGCAAGAACGTCGGTGCTCAACAAGTCCATCTGAGCGTCGTGGTCCGAGCTGACCGCCCGATATGGGGATCACTTCCACTCTTCTAGACTCCGCTCACGGATCTACTAGATGGATGGCTCCGGGCCCTGTATGTTCCGAGAGTGACGCAGCATGGTGATCGTCACAACTTGAGTCTTTCGTTTCAATGTGAAGTGAACGAAATCAAACACTTGCGCCGCTGACTCTGCGTTTCATTTGAGCTAACTTTGCGACTGCTCGCTTGTGCAGTATTGCAGAAATACCATTCGTGGCCTACGCTAGGACCATGCGAACGATGTTGCTTTTGACGGTACTGGTGCTCGGCTGCGAAACAAACACAGACGGCCTGCGGAGCCTTGAGGCTTCGGACGCGGGGCGCGAGGCTGGCGGTGCCGAGCTACCGGCGGTGGACCTGGTCGGGGTTGAGGTCGCGCCGCCCGACACGAGGCCCGCCGAGCTGCATCCTGGTGTGGACGCGGGAACGCTGACCTGCGTGCCGGCCGGTCCGTGCGTGATTCAGACAGATACCAACCAATTCACGAGCGTGTCCTGCTACGAGAACGGGGTGAAGGTTGTCGTGAGCTACGACTTCAGCGCGAGCCCTGCCCAGAAGGTCTACACGACCTACACTGCGGGACCGGGCTACCTGTGCACGGTGCGGAACAATCCGCAGCCGGGTTTGCAGACCTGTGCACCGGGCGCTTGCACGCTATGAAGTTTGGTGTTGCGGAAATACTGCGGCGATGGTACGAAGGAAAGCGGAGGAGTGAACATGCAGATTCTTGTAACCGATGCAGATGGAAATACCGTGGACGACCTGACCCACCTGGAAGATGACTCGGGGGTCGGTCCGCACGTGACCGTGGTGGAGAAGGGACAGCCTTTGAAAGTCGAGGAACTGAAGCCGCCGGTCGGGGTTGACTGTAGCATGGCAACGCTGATGGCGGAGATTGCCCCGGATTTGCCGATGACGACGCTCGCGGGTACGGACGTTGCGGACGTGCAGCCCGCGAACGAGGACAAGGTCCGCCCATCCCTGGACGTGGCAATCGAGACGCTCGGGCACCTTCGCCCGCGCATCGAGGCTCTGTGCCTGCGGATGCTCGGCTGGGACAAGCGCGAGATGAACCCGGAGCTGCGGGCGGCCTTCGAGGATTCGGTGGCAAGGTTCGAAGCCAATGCCGCCACGCTGGCAACCGCGCTGGAGCTACTGCGCAACAAGGGCTTCGTGGCCAAGACCACGGACAAGACCCGCAAGCTCGCCAAGATGAAGCCGGGAACGCGTGTGGTGCTCGACGCATCGCTGGCTCCGGACTTCGCCGCGGTCTACTCGCCCGAAGAGCTCGACGCCCTCGAGGTCGTGCGCACGGTCGGCTCGAAGGTGTTTCTGAGAACGGGCACCCGCGAAGTCGGCCTGGTCGACGTGAGCAAGGTTGAGGTGCGCTCGTGACAGTCAAGCGCGAGCGCGGGCGGCCACCCATGAAGAAGAAGGACCGGCGCATAGGGTGCCAAATCTACATGACCCAAGCCCAGCACAAGGCGATCACGGAAGCGGCGAAGAAGGCGGGCGCCAGGTTTCGCACCACGTGGATGGAGGACGTCATCGTTCGAGAGCTGGAGCGCCTCGCGGAAGGTTCATGACCGACCTTGCCGTCACCCTGGACTATTGGGTGGCTCGATATAGGGCGGCCAAGTTCAGGCACCAAGAAGCGGAGAGAATGGGTCAATCGCGCAAGCGGAGGAAAGCGGCGCTTGCAATGGGGTTCGCCGACTCTCGCATCATTCGAGCCATAGACGCCATGCGCGACCGTGGATAACACACTGCATTTTATTTTTATGGTACTTAATAAATACCGTTGACGATTGCGCTGGGGAGCGTAGAGTAGGTCTTGACACTGATTGAAACCCACAACGGAGCAAGACCATGACGACTTTTCAACCAGGCCAGCAATACCAAGCGCGCAGCATCGGCGATCACAACTGCATCTCATCCCTGACCGTCGCCAAGCGCACGGCCAAGACGATCACCACTGCCAAGGGCAAGGTGTACCGCGTGAGTGTCTACCGCGACGAAGAGCAAGTATTCCCGGACGGTCACTACAGCATGGCCCAGATCATCGGCGCCAACGACACCAAGACCCTGACAACGGACTGGGGCGAGACCGCGACACAGGACACCCACTAGATCGCAACCACCAACCACGGAGCTAGACCACCATGGAAATCGGACGAGCAGACTACCAGGATCGCAGGGAAGCCAAGATCGAAAGACTGCGGGACCGCGCCGCGAGCAAGGCGCAAGAGGCACGCGCCGGATTCGACCGCTCCCACAAGATCGCGGACATGATCCCCCTTGGCCAGCCCATACTTTGCGGCCACCACTCCGAAGGCCGGCACCGTCGCGACATCGGGCGGATCAACAGTCTCACCGGCAAGGCCATCGAAGCCAGCCAGGCGGCGCAAGACCTGGCAAGGCGGGCGGACGCGGCGGAAGAGAACCGCGCCATCTCCTCGGACAACCCCGAAGCGCTGGACCTACTCCGCGTGAAGCTGGCGGGCATCGAAGCGGAGCGGGCGAAGTGCGTGGCCATCAACAAGGCGATTCGCGCCGCCAAGGGCGACAAGGTCAAGGCCGCTGCTAGCCTACAAGCGCTGGGACTGACCGCGCTGCATGCGGCGGACTACTTGACCCCGGACTTTGCAGGTCGGATCGGCGTGCCTGCCTACCGCCTGAGCAACCTTTCCGGCAACGCCGGCAACGTCAAGAAGCGGATCGAAGCACTCGAAGCCAAGGCCGCTCGCGAGCCGATGCCCGATGAGCAGATCGGCGAGGTCACAATCCAAGAGCAGGACAACCGCGTGCAACTGGTATTCCCTGGCAAGCCCTCAGACGAAATCCGCTCGCGCCTCAAGAGCAACGGTTTTCGATGGTCACCCACTGCGGGCGCATGGCAACGGATGCCCAGCGCTTGGTCCTGGCACGTGGCACGCGAGATCGCAGCGGCGGTGCAATCGTGAGGACGTGCACGATCAAGCTGTCCGACGAAGTGCGGGGAGTCCTGGCCCGGTCGCGCATCACTGCCGATTCCCTGGCCCTACCCGAGCAGCTAGATCGCAAGCTGTACGAGCAGGTGGACAAGGTCCTAAAGACCGCGGGCGGGAAGTGGAACCGCGGGAAGAAGTGCCACCTCTTCGCAGGGGACCCGCGCGAAATTCTGGGGCTGGCGGTGGAGAGTGGGGAGATCGTCGACAAGAAGAAGACGTTGCAATTCTTCGCCACGCCTCACGAGCTGGCGGATCGCATGGTGAAGCTTGCCGAGATTTGCCCAGGGAATCGCATCCTGGAGCCCAGCGCTGGCGAGGGGAACATCCTCAAGGCCATCATTCGAAGGGTGTACGGGATGCCCGGCGAGCCGCCACACATCGACGTGGTTGAAATTGACGACAGAATGGCAGAAGTACTGCGCGACCATCGGGCGGCCGTCGTCTACCGCGATGACTTCATGCAATTCCTGGCTCCCGAACTCTACAACCGCGTGATTGCAAACCCGCCATTCCACGGAGGGCAGGACATCGCCCATATTTTGCGGGCTTTGCATTTCTTGAAACGTGGCGGGCGCCTCGTGGCCATCTGTGCAAACGGCCCGAAGCAAGAGGCCGAACTCAAGCCGCTCGCTACGACCTGGGAAGAACTACCAGGCGGAACCTTCCCGGACACGAACGTGAGGGCGGTACTGCTGACCATTGACAAGGAGTAGACCATGGACGCCGAGAAGATCGTTTCGATAGTCGAGGCCGCCTCGCGGTCTTGCCACCTACGCAACCACCCGGACCGTGCGGACCTGGAACAAGACGCGGCGGTTGCGGTGCTCATGGCCATTCCGAAACTGCGCGAGGGCAACCCGGACGGCTACCTGTACAGGACTGCCATGCGCCGCATGCAGTATCAGCTTCGCCGCAATCCGCCCGTGATCGTGGAGCTGTCAGAGCACGGGGCGAGCATGCCGGAGCGCCTAGAAGCTCTGGGCGAGTGGTGGGCAGCGCGAGTGCGGGCGGAGGTGGAGGGCTCCAAGGGGGGCAAGCTTCTGTCGCGGCTATGGGGGCTCGACGGCGACGAGGTGGGCACGGCCGAGTTGGCGGCGGAACTCGGGCTGCAGGAGCGGATCTTGGGACAGAAAGCCCGGCGCACGATGCAGCGGCTACGGAAGAGCAAGGCCATCCGGGAATTGCACGAGATGGCGAGAAATTCTGAAGCCAATTGAGGGCGAGAGCATATTCAGGGATAGAACAAGGAGCGAGACATGGCAACACAGAGCGAAGGACAAGGGCAACTAGCGGCGGCGCTTGCGCGGGCACAGGGCGCATTTGCACCTATCAGGAAGAACCGCACCGTCGAGGTGGTGACGAAGGACAAGTCGACCGGGAAGCCCAACGGCTCGTATACTTTTCGGTACGCAACGCTCGACGCCGTGCTGGACGCTACCCGGTCGGCCCTGGCTGAGAACGAACTGTCCCTGAGCACGACTATCAACGCCGGAGTGCTCACGGTGACGTTGACCCACTCTTCGGGGGAATGGCGGTCGTCAGCGTTGTCGGTTCCTGACCCAACGAAGAGCGGCTGGAAGGAATTCGGGTCTGCCACGACGTACGGGACTCGTTACCTAGTCAGTCCACTGCTCGGCGTGGCGAGCGAGAACGACGACGACGGCAACGCGGCCGATGGTGACGACGTGAAGGGCATGGAAACGCAGGTTGACCCATGGGTGAAGCTGTGGGACGACTTGGCAGCCGCAGGGAAGGATAATGCAGCGTTGGCGCGCGCATGGGTTGAACAGGTTTTGCAGCGATCCGTCCAAAGCATGAACGATTTGACCGCGGCGGATTTTCCCGCATTGCGAGATACCTTGGACGGAAAACGACCACTCCCTCCTGCTCGCGTGATGTCTACCAAGGAGCAACTGGCCGACCTTAACAAGGCCATCGATGCTCTCGCTCCCTGGGGTACGACGGACAAGGCAGGCGAGGAATTGGCCGCTCTGAAGAAGGCCGCGAAGCGAGCGTGGATCAACAAGATGCTGGAGCCACGGCCGGCGAAGCCCATTGAGGCATCCGCCGAGCTGACGCAAGAACAGGTGCTTGCGCTGACGAAGCGGGCGCTGGCGGGGGAGGTGTAGCCGTGCCGAAAGTCGAGACCTGCATGCTCGTGAAGCCGGGCAAGCGCGACCCATGGGCCGAAATGCTCGCCAAGCTGCCAGACTTGGCACCGGTGGCCGGTGACTTCGATGCGATGGAATGAACGACATCCGCACGAGACCAGCAACGAAGGAATACCGTGAGAACTTCCCGTTTCCCGAGAAGAAGCGGAAGTCCGCGAAGTGGGTGGGGCAGAAAGTTGGCCCGGTAATCAAGGATAAGGCTGGGAGAATCGTGGCGGGCCACCAGAGGCATGCCATTGATGGCGCAATGGAAAAGAAGGGACAGAAGCTATGAGCGATGAATCGAAGAATCCGCTTCACGTTGTGGAGCTGCGCGGGAACAACATCAAAATTCTGAAGGCAGTGCTAATCCGTCCCCAAGGCCCGGTGGTCATCATCGGAGGCGAAAACGCGCAAGGGAAAACGACCGTGCTCGATCTGCTGGAGATAGCGATGGGCGGGGCGAAGGCTGCGCCTGCTGAACCAATCCGAAGGGGAGAGAAGTTTGGCGAAATCTTCCTGGACCTGGGGGAGCTATCGGTCGAGGTGACTTTCGACCAGAAGAACGGGCGCCAGATCGTCGTGCGCAATGCCGATGGCAAGAAGATGGCGAGCCCGCAGAGCATCCTGGACAAGCTCTACAACACCGTTGCCTTCAGCCCCATGGAATTCGCGAGCCAGGACAAGGCCAAGCAGACGGCCATCCTCAAGCGCCTCGTGGGCCTGGACCTGACCGACCTGGACGCCGAGCGGAACACCGCCTATGAGAAGCGCACGGGCGTGGGCCGGGTGCGGGCGGACGCGGAGGCGCGAATCCTGACCTTCCCCACGTCGTGCGCGACTGCGCCGGACGAGGAAGTCTCAGTGGCTGCGCTTATGGCCGAGAAGGGCAAGGCCGACGAGCAGAACGCAAGGAAGAGCAAGGCCAAGGCTGTTGCAGATTCGGCACAAGCAGAATTCGACCGTCTCAAACGCGAGCTTGATGCGGCCGAGGCAAAGCTCGACGCGGCGCTGACCGCGCATGAATCCATTGACGCCGTGGACACGACAGACTTGGTCGCGAAAATCACGGGCGCCGAGGACGTGAACCGAACCGTCCGAGCCAAGAAGGATCGCGCCAAGGCTGTCGATGACTACAAGGCCAAGGATCGCGAGTACACCAAGCTCACCGAGATCATCCAGGAAATCGACGAAGCGAAGCAGAAACGTCTGGACGCCGTAAACTGGCCGATTCCAGGACTGGGATTCGGCGAGGACGGCATCACCTTCAAGGGCCTGCCCTTCGAACAGGCATCGAGCGCGGAACGTCTCAAGGTATCGCTGGCTATCGGCATCGCCTTGAATCCCCGCCTGCGGGTGCTGCGCGTGACGGACGCTTCGCTGCTGGACAAGAAGAGCATGCAGATCATTCGCGACACGGCGGTGGCCGAGAACTTCCAAATGTGGATCGAGAGGGTTTCGGACGGGGACGAGGGGGCGGTCATCATCGAGGACGGCGAAGTCGCCTACAACACGGAGGTTTGAACATGGAGATCTTGGTTATCGATGTGGAAACTACCGGCCTGGACCCCGCCAAGGATCGCGTGGTCGAGCTCGGGTACGCGGTGACGGACCTGCACGAGACATTGCAGAGCGGATCTTGCCTGGTGAACCCTGGCATTCCAATCCCGCCCGAGGCGAGCGCAATCCACCACCTGATCGACTCGGACGTGGCGGGAGCGGTCAACCTCGAGACGGCGGTCAAGATGCTGCCCCTTTCCCCCGCGGCATACGTCGCGCAGAACGCGCCCTTCGACGCCTCTTTCCTGCCGATGATTCCAGGCCCGTGGCTGGACACCAAGCGCATCGCTCGGCGGTACATGCCCACGCTGCCGGAATTCTCGAACCAGTACATGCGCTACGCCCTCAAGCTGGACGTGCCACGGGACACGGTCGCACACCGGGCGGAAGGCGACTGCATCGTGACGGCGGCCCTGCTGCGCTACCTGCTGAACGGGCCAGCCAAGGCGGACTTCGAAAGCCAGTCTCTCGAATCGTTCGTGGCCCAGCAGTCTCTGCCCGTGCTCTTGCACACGGTCGGATTCGGGAAGCACAAGGGGATCTTGTGGTCGGAAGTGCCGCGGGGCTATCTTGACTGGCTGGCGAAAAATCAGCAGGGCAATGACGAGGACTTGGCTTACACGGTGCATCACTACCTGGGCCGATAGGAGACTTTCGGTAGGGGCGAATCTGGGCAGGAAAGGGGGCGCCCTTGCGCGCTGCTAGGCGGGCGGCGGTTTCGTGGACACTGACCCCACCCAAGGCCAGCGCGCCTTAAACGCGAGCGACTTTAGGCGTCAATTGACGCGATGACAAAAGAGGGAAACATGGCGTTAAAGAGATACGGTTTGCAAGCTCTGAATATCGCGAAGCTGATACTCCCAGGAGACATCGCAACGCGGAGGCGGAACGAGAAGGTCATCCGGCTGGGGAAGAGTTTCGCGGCTACGGGCGGGGCCCCGATGAATCCCCCGGTGGTCGAGAAGGGGACCTGGAGGTTACTGGCCGGAGCGGACCGCATCTCGGCCTGCCTGAACGAGAACATCCCGCGCATCGAGTGCCTGGTGGTGAGCGGGACGGCGAGCGAGCTCGAAGAGGTCACGCTGATCGAGAACGCGATGAGGCGCCACTCCTCGGCCGAGCAGGACACGGCCATCGCGAGGCTGGTCAAGATTCACCAGGCCCGGGATCAGGAAGAGGACTTCCCGGAGGTCGAGGAGGAGGAGCTGGAGGATGTCGAACATCGCTTTTCTAACGAAGAAGTGGATCGGATGGAAGCCGAAAGGAATGCCAAGCAGGACCACCCGAACAAGGTGAAGGCTAGGGCCATCGAGAAGGTAGCTAAGGCAACGGGCAAGACCCACGCAGCCGTGAAGCAAGCTGTCCACCGCGCCAAGAAAGCGGAGGAGCCCGCGCCAGCGGAGAAGCCCGAAGAAATCACGCTGGTCATCGAGTCAATGGGGCTGGACATTCCGGACGACATCCGAAAGCAAACCGCCTTGGAACACGCCGGACTCTCGGCTCTGCACCGGGAGCTGGTGAGCCTGCAGGGGAAGCTGACCCGATTTGAAGGCGAAGTCGGACACCAGTACCAGGCCCTCAAATCCTCCCTGCACGACGCCGCGGTGGCGGCCAAGAACGCGATGCCCGAATCGGTGTGTCTGTGGTGCAAACTCACGAGCCGGCGCAAGGGCTGCCCAGGCTGCAAGGGCAAGGGCTGGCTCACGGTCGGCGAGATGAAGGCCGTGACCGACGAACGCTTGCTCGCCACGGGCAAGGATGCTGGGATTTGGGTAGACTCCAAATTTGTGAAGCTGGACAAGGTGGAATGACTCCCGTGCGTTGCAGCGTTAAGCTCAAGCCTTTCAAGAGACATGCGGCCAGGAAAGCCGGGATGCACGCATGATCCAAGCTGGCTTCGACTTCACCCGTTCCGAAGACTCCGGGCTTCTCATCCCGGACAGCGGAATCATCGCGCCGGCACACGTGTCCGCGAACGGGAAGGTTCCGCACGACTTTCAGGACCGTGTCATCAATGGGGCCTGGGAGAAGCTTGAGGACAACCGCTCTCCGCTGACCGTGGTCTACACCGGAGGAGGCAAGACGTTCTGCTTTTCCCTCATCGCGCGCGAGTGGCCGCGCCACTTCAAGCTCTCGAAGCGCATCCTCGTAATGGCCCATCGAGACGAGATTGTCCGGCAGAACCGGGCCGAGCTCGCAGCTATCACCGGGGAGCAGGTGGGGCTTGAGAAGGCCGAGGCGTGGGCTGGAGACGAGAGAATTATCTCGGCGTCGGTGCAAACGCTCAAGGGGGCGCGGCTTGAGCGCTGGCGGCCGGACACGTTCGGCCTCGTCATCGTGGATGAATGCCATCACGCAGTAAGCCAATCATGGCGCGCGATCACCGACTACTTCGCGGGCGCGAAACTTCTTGGCTACACGGCCACGCCCCGGCGCGGGGATGAGAAAGCGCTTGGGCTGGTTTTCGATAGCGTGGCCGGCATCTACGAACTGGCCGACGCCATCGCGGACAAGAAGCGCCCTCCCTTCGTGGTGCGGAAGATCAACATCAAAGAGATCGACCTGTCCGCGTGCCGCAAGAGCAAGGATGGGGACTTCAACAAGGATGATCTCGACGCGGCCATGGCCGTGGAGGAGGCATTGCACGGGGTCGTGGATGCTACCCTCAAGGAGTCCGGCGACCGGCGCACTATCGTCTTCACGACCAGCGTCGAGAACGCCCACCGCTTGGCGGAAATCTTCAACCGCTACCGGCCAGCGTGCGCGCGGGCGGTGGACGGCGAGACGGATACCGACGAGCGGCGCCGAATCATCGCAGCCCACCAGCGGGGCGAGTTTCAGTACCTCGTGAACGTAGGAATCACCACCGAAGGGTACAACGACGAGCGGATCTCGTGCGTGTCCATGGGCAGACCTTCGTCGAGCCGCTTGCTTATCGAGCAGATGATCGGGCGGGCCCGTGCGGTCGGCAGTGAGAACGCTCTCGTGATCGAATTCACCGGCAACATGGGGAAGATTCGCCAGTCGTCCACGGCCGACGTGCTGGGCGGCAAGTACGAAGAGGCGGAGGTTGAGGCTGCGGACAAGATCATCGAGGCGAACCCAGGCATGCGCGCGGACGAGGCGTTGGCCCAGGCGCATGCGGAAGCCATTGAGAAAGAGAAGCAGGCCGAGATCGCTCGACGTGCAAGCCTTACGGCCAAGGTCTCCTACTCGGTCCACGAATTCGACCCATTCGCCGTGTTGCACATGAAGGCCAGCAAAGACGAGCAGTGGGAACGCCGCTTCGGTGGAAAGATCGCCAGCGAGAAGCAGATCAACTACCTGAAGGCGTTGCGGGTGGACATCCCGAAAGACTGCACTAGCGCACAGGCGTCCAGGCTGATCGGGACGGTGAGGAAGCGCGAGGAGATCGGGCTGGCCAACTACCGACAGGTCCGCGAGCTCGGAGCGGCTGGCATTCCGGCGGTCAACCTCTCATACAAGCACGCGTGCGACCTGGTGTGGGAGTTGCGCCAGAACAAGGGCAAGAGACTGGCTCCGGAGGCTATCGAGCGCATCACGGGCCGCACACGCGAAGCCGGGGAAGAAGGATGACGACCGACGCCGCCCAAGCCAAGCGCCAGGCCCACACGACGCGCGCGTGGAAGAAGGCCATTGACCACCTCTGTTCGCTGGCCGGGCACCACGGGTGCAGGATAACCCCTGCCCTCGAAGCGGTCACGGCAGAGGCTGAGAAGGATTCCCTGGCCTACGTGGCCGGGAACAAGGATGCGAACGCCGGCAAGGCGCTAGCGGCATTCGAGGCTGCCCACGTCGAGGCTATTCAAAGCGGGCTCCCGGTCGACAGGGTGTGCCGGACCTGCGGAAGGGAACGAATGATCGTGCTCATTGCGGCGGACGGGGACGTGGAGTGCTCCCACTGCAGAAGAGGTGAAGCGGATTCGGGGTAGGAGCATATACAGGTATGGGGAGGCATTGGCGGTGCTCATCTTGATTCTATGGTCTAGCTCCGGGTGCGCATTGTGGGTTCGACTCCCATCCTCTCCACGAGGCCGAAATACCAGGTAGACGGCCTTCACAAAAACTACTCTGGTCAGCCTACCGCTGGGCGACGTAAATGCAGCGGTCCGTATAGGAGCGCGCGATGGAAACGATGCAAGAGAAGAACGAGCGGCGGGAACGAAGCCCGAAGTTTCAGGAGAGGGTGGTTGCGCGGTGGAATAAACTTCACCCGGTCGGGACTTGGGTGCGCTACTGCGAGATCGCCGGAGAAAGTGAGAAACCGCTGGTAACGCAAACTCGGACACCGGCACAGATGCTCTCCGGGCACACGGCGGTCGTGTGGCTCAAGGGCAAGGCTGGCTGCGTGGCCATCTTCAGGCACTGCGAGGCCATCACTTGAACGCCGAGACCCTTCGCTTCTTGGCCCTTCGTGGCTGGCTCCGCATGGTGGTGGGTTCCTGCCCATGGTGCGCAACCCGACAGGCCATTGCCATGATAGAGGCAGAGGGTGGGCGACCTCGCGCGGATAGCAAGGGTACGTGCGAAGGCGGGGGACTGTGCGACGACAAGATGAAGCTGTTCCTGCCCTCGAAGCCGCGCCCCGGCGAGACAGCGACCGAGAGCACCTCGGTGGAGTGCCCTGGGTGCCGGGCGCGGGCCTACTCTGTGCAGGCGGGCAAGAGGACCGTGGTCGTGTGTTGGAAATGCGCGCAAGAAAAGGCGTCGTCGATTTGAGAGAGGAGCGTATTCATGGGCATGGGAACGAAGAAGGGCAAGACGACGACGTGCTGCTACTGCAAGCGCAAGTTTGCGGGGAAGGTCCACTACCAGGTGCCACCCGGAGCCCATGACCGGAAACACGACGGCAAGCCGCTGTGCGATGGCTGTGGCGGCCGAGTACCTCACGAGGAACTTATCCAGCGCCTTGACGCCGAGGAACTGGCGAAGAGCGTTCGATGACCCACCTGCGCACAGCCTTGGCTAACTTCGTCTTCCACGGAAGCATCTGGTTGATTTCGGACGGCGGCCACGTGGAGAGGATGAGTCGGGAACAGTACCTCGCCCTGCCCAAGGCATCCCCGCTTAGAAGCTGGGTAGCTAGGCTGGACGAAGACGAGGCGAAGACCGCAGCCGAGAGAAGGAAAGGGAGAGTGAACTGATGGAAATTGCAGAGCTAGTGCAGGCACTCGGAAACTCTGTTGGAAGGCTTACTGGGGTGGTGGAAGGGCTATCGAATGGGGTGAAGCTGCTCCGCGAGAGGACGGACCGGCTTGAACGAGCCCAGGTCCCCCCTCACCTGATGGTGGTCATGCGAGAGATGGGCGAGAAGGCCGGGCAGGCGATGAACGAGCAGACGGCGGCGACAATAGCCATGGCCGCGGACATCGCAAACACTCCGAAGGAAATCCTACCGTTTTGCAGGCGGTGCTACTACGCCATGAAGTCACCGGCGTGCATCACGTGTAGAAAGGAGCCCCTGTTCAACGGGACTCCGTGCAGGTTCATCGCAAGCGACCCCCTGACACCTGACGGACTTAGGCGGATCGTAGCCGAGTCTGGGCACGCGGCAAAATCGGTCATGGATTTCGGGAGCATGCACGTGGAAGTCACGCCGGACCCCGCGTTGCCCGACGTCACTGCGGCCATGCGCCATTTTGGAGAGGTTGCGGAAAAGGCAATGGCAGAGGGTAACCCAAAGACGCGCGCTGAGGCCGAGGAGGTGTGCATATCGTGGGGAGTGAACAACCCCGAAGAGCTGAGCAACGAAGACCCGGACGAGGCCATAGGGGACCACCTCGAAAGCCTCAAGCGCGAGGAGTGGCCGGAGACGCTTACGCTCCACGGATTCGTGCGGATAAAGGTTGGAGAGAACTGGTCATCGGGACCGCTGACCCAGGTGCTGGACGAGCTGGACGAGGAGTATGGCAGCCCGGACCGTAGTAACACCAAGCCCACGCCTGCGATGGAGGCGGCCGAGAGAACCTTTCTGGACGCCGTGATCGCCGAGTACAAGCCCTGGGCTTGTGAGCAGATCTACGAAGAAGAGGTGAGCGTCCTAGAATGGGTCAAGGAACACCAGCCGGACTGGCTGGAAGAGGAGAAGGCGACGTGAGGTACTTCCTGTGGAACCTCTGGATTCCTGACTACGAAGGCGGAGGCCCATGGTACACGGCAGCGCGGGCGCGCCTCATGTGGTGGGTGCGCAAGGTTTGGTATCGAGGCAAGACGCAGCCATGCATGTGCGGCGGATGCGAGGAGAGTGTTCCCATGGCCTCGGCCAGCGGGCTATGCTTGGCGTGCGCCACAGAAAACTGCGAGCACGAGGAAAAGGCCCCTGAGCCCATCGGCCACTGCCCGAAGTGCGGGATCGCATGGTACTCAAGCGTCGGGTACTGCGGCGGGTGCAGGACGAAGAGGCTGTCGTGACGTCGCGAAGCCACCCTCCCAATAGGCCGAAGCAGTGGACAATAGGCGGGGAGTTCGCCGACACTCTGGATTTCGACGGGGTACCGATCTTGACTCTCAAGCCGGGGCAGACGAGAAACATCGAAAACCTTTCCAAGCTCGTGGCGTCGATGAACGCAGCCGGGGTGGTGTTCAAGCTGCCCAAAGCAGAGAAGAAGCCCAACCCGCCCAAGGGAATCGCCGCCATGCCAGAGCCAACTCTAGACGAACTCGCCCGGTCTTGCGTGGGCAAGAAGATGATGGGAGAGAACGCAGCCCGGGCCTGCGCCCTGAAGCATCGGCAGCGGGCCTATCACTGCATCCTGTGCCACGGCTGGCATTGCACCCATCTGCTGCCCGACATCGAGGTGCACAGGTGAGCTGGGCGGTCTACAAGGACAACCCGCACAAGCTGCACGGCTGCCCGCTGACAGGGTCGAGCCGACTCTGGGACACGTTCCTAGGAGCGCTCCACGACCTGACCGACGCGAGGGCGGAAAGACGCAACGCCGAGAAGACCGGCGACGTCGAGCAACGTCACCTAGACGCCATCGTAGCGGCCGAGTCGAGACTTGAGGAAGCCCGAAGGGAGTACCTGGAATCATGCCCAAAGAAGTGAAGCCCCAGCCTTGCGCTCTCTGCCACCACGACCCCGAACTCGACTGGAACAGCCACACCTACTACTGGGAGTGCAAGACCGCCGGATGCCCCATGGGCAACGTCGTGACGGCCGGCAACCCAGTCGAGAAGGCGACGAAGGCATGGAACGCGGAGCAGAAACGCGGAGCAGAAACGCCGGACGAAATTGATCGTCACAACTTGTGACGATGAGCAACGCGTTGTTTTGAATGATTCTGAACACTTGTAAGAATCGCGGCGCATAAAAACGACGAAAAGAGCACGAAACCGCGTCAATGGTAACTCCATCACGCGGACATGCCGGAATTCGGTGAGATGTTGCCAAGAGTCGTCGGAACCGGATACTCTGGAGGCTGATAGTTGTAGTCCGCTCTCGACTCCGCTCCGCCCTGCGCGAAGCCAAGCAGTCTTGGAGGTTTGAAATGATTGACGAAAAAGCAGATGAAGCCACTTGTGACTCGGCCGGTTCCTCGGACCGGGTAGAAGAAGCGGCGCCCTCGACGGATCCCTCCACCGACGAGGGCGTCCGTTTGCCGGGGCGAAGCGCCGCCAGGTACGAGCGCACGGAAGCGGAAAGGCTGGCCCGTGCGAACTCACCACACAAGGCGAACGGTCGACGGGTGAGCGACGATCTGCGCTGGATCGTGTACTTAGACTGGAAGGCTGGGACCAGGCACGTGATGACGCTGGCGCGAAAGCACGGGATGACTTTCCAGACGGCGAAGAAGCTGATGCAGGGGAACCCTTTGCGGAACTGGCCAAGCTTCGAAGCGCAGCTCGCGCTCGAGCACGAGACACTAAAGACCGCGGAGAGCATAGCGGCCGAAAAGATCGCCGGGACAGTGCTGACCGAGTGGGAGAAGGCCCGCAAGGACAACCTGATCGTGGTGAACGGGATCAAGTCGTCCCTCTTCGCCTCGGTGAAGAAGCTGGTCGACACGATGAGGGAGGGCGTCGACTTCGCCCGCATCGAGTACACCAAGGACGGCTCGGCCATCCGGATCCCGATGAGCGGAACCGAGGCCCTGGCCAACGCCCGGACGGCAGCGCAGGCGGCCGACCTGCTCGTGAAGATCGAATCCCTGCTCTACGACAAGCCGACCGAACGCAAGGAAGTGAAGGTCGAGGACCCGTGGAAGAAGCTCACGCCGGAGCAGATGGAAGAGTTTGCCAGGACCGGGGAATTGCCGGCGAGCGTCGATGTGGAGCAGCTCTTCGGGAAAAACTGAAGCCGTTTGGGAGTAGGAGCATATACAGGGGTATGGGAACGAAGCGCTCGACCATCCTGCGAATCGTGCTACTCGCCTGGGCCGCCCTCTTCTACCTCGTGGCTCCGGCCCGAGCTGACCAGTCCGACGCAGCCGTGCGATACTTCTGCGGTCCAGGCCACGAAGCGGAGGCCGGCCTTGTGCGCGCAGAGTCCCGTCACCATCTCACGTCGGCAGCACACTTGGCTCTGCTGATGTTCGCAGAGTCCGGGTGCCACGCCGGCCGCGTGAATGCCACAACGGGGGCCGCGGGATTGTACGGCATCATGCCAGGGAGAAGCGCGGACCCGGACCACTTGGAGGCAGCGGAGCTGATGGACCCGGCAATTAACGCCCATCTCGGAGCCAGACACTTGTCCGGTCTGATAACCCTATGCGGTTCCTTTCCCGCCGGCCTGCACCTGTACCACTCCAAGGATGGCAAGTGTCGCAATTGGCGCTGGGACAAGCACGTGGCAAAGCTGCTGCGGTTGGAGCGCGCGTTCTGGCGGTGGCTGGCTAGACAGAGCGGGAGGGTGAGCTAATGCGCGCCTACCTCCAATTCATCGCCCTCCCGCCGCTGCTTCTCGCCGGGCTGGTCACGTACTGGCTCTGCGCGCGTCGGGCGTACCGGCACGTAGAGGGCGCGATTGTCTGGACGGTGGTGGCGTAATGGCAACCTCGGACTGTCTAGGTCACTGCCTCGGATGTGGCGCCGAAATGACGACGGGAGGATGCCTAAAATGCGACCATCAAAAACATCATTGCGCTGCGTGTGGAGAGAGGCTGTATCCGCCGACGTACCTGCACGATTGCCCGAACAACTGGATCATCCCGGCGGAATCGGTGACGCCGTGATGGCGCCAGCAAAGGAGCAAGGCTGATGGGCAAAATAGTGAGATGGAAGGTGGACCCATCGGACCCCGGACGATGGTGCCGCATTCTCGACTCGTGGCACAGAGGCAATCACAAGGTCCTACAAGCCTTCCCCGGGTCACGTTTGCCGTGGGCAGTGTTGCTGAATGGAGAAATGCTTCGTCGCAGCCACCCGCCGCGCCCGAGCCCCAAGGAGATACCAATGCAACGCACGCCCAAGCTACCCCGCAAGCCATTCTCGAAACTTCCACCACGCGCGCTGAACAAGATCCTGGCCAAGGGCGCGAAGTCGTCGGACGAGATGGCGCGCAAAATGCGGGCGCTCGGGCCCACGGCACAGGACATGATGCTGGTGTTGAGGTGAGCGCGCAGCCTGCGCCCAAGGCGGGCAGCGAGACGCCAGCGGTGGACAAGTGGCTACGCGGGCACGACCTGGTGTGGCCATTCATCACGTCGCAGGGATTGCGAGACGCCGTCGCCGCCGACATGCGGGCACTCGCGGAGCGCGCGGCGGCCAAGGACATCCGCGCCAACCTCGCCCGCCAAGCCCAGGCGCACGAACAGGCCAGGGAGACGGTAATGATTGGGAGGTTGCTGTGCTGGCTTGGGTTGCACCGAACGCCAAATCGCTGGTATCGCCATTGCTACTACTGGGAAGCGCAGTGCACGCGGTGCAGAGCATTCGTTTGCAATGGACGCAGGGTGAAAGCCGATGAGTGAACAGCGAGCCGCCGCACAGTCGGTGAGGAAAGGAAAATCATGAGCGACCCCATGAACCCCGCCCAGCGGAAGGCGGAAGCGCGCGAGGTACTTGACAAAGCCCTCACCGAAGAAGGGCGCGCACGTACGCTGTTGGGCATGTCGAAGATGATGGAGTTCGGCGAGGACTACGTGAGGCGCGACGTGGCCGCGGTGAACTTGGCGACGCTAGAATCCAAGGCTGCCATCGACGCCTACGCCCGCGCCTGCATCGACGAGGCCGTGGCGCCTGCGCTGGAGTACATCGACCATTGCATCGAGTTGCACAAAGAGAACTGCAACAATCCGATACTGCTGGAATGCGTGCGCAAGCTCCTCACCGAGAGGGCGGTACGATGACCCCCTCCGAATATTGGCGCGAGTGCATCTCGCAGGCGGCCGATGAATGTGGCCTAGAGCTAACGCCGGAAAGCGCTGAGCACCTGGCCGGGGCCGTCGAAGGTGCACACGAAAACTACGGCATGGCGTTTTACTCTCCGCCCGCTGGGGACCGCGAAGCCGACATCCGCAGAGATGCGGACAAGGCGCTGAGTAAGCTGCAGGCTAGTTTCGACCGTTACGTGGAAAACGCTGAGACGGCAATCAAGCGGGCTTTAGCCAAGCATCTGAACAGCGACGCTATTGTGTCCATCGGTGACGGTGGGAGCATCTATGAACACGGCGGACGCACGGTGGAGCTTATCCCATGACCCGCGCCCAGCGACTCCGCGAGGCTGATGCGCTGTTGTGTGCGGCGAAGCACTGGCAGAACGGCAATGGCCGAGACGCTTGTTGCCGCTACTCCAACGCCGTTTTTGAGTGCTACGTGTTCGTCTCGGATTTGGTGTGGATGGAGATTCGGGCGGAACTGCGAAAGGCACAGCCATGAGCGACCCATCAATGCGGGAACGGCTGAAGGCTACCACCGAGGGGAGGGAAGAGCCATCCCGCGCGATGTTCCCAGCTAGGCCGATGAGCGAGTGGCACGAAGACAAGGGGCCGAAGCTGTGGTGGAAGTTCCCAGTCGTCGAGCCTCCATACTCTGGTTCGCCTGGTGACGATGATTTCCCGGACTACGTCACCCACTGGACCGACATCGTTGTCCCGAATGAACCGGGTCAGGACTAGCCGTGAGCGTCGAAGCGTGCAGGGCGTCCGCGGCCACGGTGAAACTGCTACCAGAATCGGTACTGGAAGCGGAACAGACGACGCTGCCTGACGCCGTGGCCGCCTTGGTCGCCAAGTGCTCCGAACTCGAAGCCGAGGTCTCCCGCCTCAAGACCGGCGTCGAGGTCGAGCCGCTGACGGAGGTCGAGATTGTAAATGTGTACGCGCTGTGGGAAACCGCATGGGGGCAGGCTGGAAACTCCGCGAGTGGTCACGCGGATTTGGTCATCAGGGCAGCCGAGGCCCAGCGTGCGAAAGTCCGCCCACGCACGGAGCTTACCGAGGCCGAATTCAATAGGGTCCACAAAGAGTGGTGTGTGACCCAAGCGCCGGGCGGTGAGACATTCATCCAGCAATTAATGCGCATGCTCGAAGAGGCGCGGCGGAAGAAGGCGGGGACGCCGTGACGCCAGAGCGAATGCGCCTGCCGGACGAGCGCAAGAGCGTCTGCAAGGCGTTCCGCATCCCACGCCAGCCGAAGAAGTGCGAGCACTGCGGAAAGGAAATCAAGCGCGGACCGCTCAAAATGTACGTCCACGTTGGGCTGTACGAAGACGGACGGCCCGGCGAGGTGTTTATCAAGGCTGATCAGGAAGGCTCCATGGCCAGGGGCGCCCTCGACGCGGTAGCGATGAGTTTGAGTATGGCTTGGCAGTACGGCGTCCCGTTCGAACCAAGCGTCAGGAAGCTTATGGGCATGCGTTTCGAGCCGATGGGCATGACCGGGGACCCGGCGTTTCCCATCGTATCGAGTCCCTTGGACTTCGTCGCGAAGTGGCTGCTGGCGAAGTTTGGACGGAAGGACGATGCCCCCACAGCATAAGCCATCGCCCGCGCGCGCTCTCGCTGCCCTGTGGAACGCGAAGGTGGCGCGGGCCCGCACGAGTTTGGCCAACTTCATCGCGCTCGCCGTGAAGGACGATCACGGCGTCGGCATCAAGCTGGCCCCGATTCACATGTCCTGGATTCGGCACCTGAACTACTGTTGGACTCGTGAGTTAAGATGTATGACGCTGGCGCCCTTCGGCCATGGGAAGTCAAGTTCCCTACTTGTACCTCTATGCGCCTACATGATCGGTCAAGACCCGAACCTGCGCATCAAGATCATCACCAACGACGACGACTCGGCGAGCAAGCGGGTGGGGGCTGTGAAGCGCATTCTCGAGTCCGTGGTCTATCGGCAGGTGTTCCCAGGCGTGGTGAGCGGCGGAGCGTGGACGGGGCACGAACTCTACGTGAAGCGCGTGGGGCATGCGGTCGACCCAACGGTGCAGGCCCGCGGAATCTTCACGACGGGCATTGGTGGACGCGCAGATATCGAGTTGCTAGATGACGTGGTGGACCAAAAGAACAGCATGGACCCAATCCAGCGGCGCAGGGTGCTCTCGCTGCTGGAAGAGACGTGGTTTTCCCGCTTGGAGCCGGACGGGAACATGCTTGCTATTGGCACAACGTGGCACCAAGACGACGCCCTTCACCATCTCATGCAGCGGCCCCGGTGGTGCACTTTGCGGCAGAGCATTTCCGACGACTGCACGGAGGTGGAACAGACCGTGGTCGGGGGTGGAGACGATTACCCAGATTTGATCGAAGCCGTTTCGGCCTAGACGCATATACAGGGGAGAGGGGAAAGAGGCAATGAACGAAGACTCGAAGCAACTTTGGATTGTGGCGCTGGCACTTGTTGCCATTGTCGTGGCTCTGACGGTTATGAGAATCATGGGTCAGAGGCAAAGCAACGAAGCCTTTGCGGATTGTCTGAGCAAGGGCGGCGGACCCGCTGAATGCATGGCAGCGGTGAAGGAAACACGATGAACACCGAACAGTCCCAAGAAGCTCCGCTCGTACCTCCGGGTCAGCCGCCGCGCTCCGCCGACCCGATGGTGAAACTCGACTTGGGCCAAGCGCCCCTGTCGGAGGTTCTCTCGATGGCCAACCCGCAGTGCCGATGGTGCAATGGGAAGGGATTCCAGGACTACCAGCGCGAGGGCAAGACCGAGAGCCGCATCTGTGGCTGCGCGGTGCGGGCGATGAACAGAAAGCTTAAAGGCGACGCTCCGGTGGAGTTGATTGGCCGGGTGGTGAAAGACCCGGAGGCCGAGCGCAAGCTGGTGCAGGCGAAGCTGGACCGGCTGCAGATCGAGCTGGACAAGGCCGAGGCCGAGCTGGCGGAGCGAATCAAGGGCCACGATGCGGGGATTGCGGATGCGCAAGTGAAGTCGGCGGTGGCGTCGACTGAGGCGGACGTTGCGAGGCGCGCAGAGGATGCCGCGCGCATGGACTACAGCGAGTTGCTTGGGCAAATCGACGAACTGAAGGCACTGGCCGACGTGAAGTGCGCCGAGGTCATGCAGGCGGTAGGTGTCCGCGAGGCGGCACTGAAGGCGAGCGCGTCGGCGGCTGACGAGGTCGCAAAGGTGCAGGGTGATTCCGCCCGCATCCTCGCCGCCAGCGCCGGGACTCGCCACCGCATCGAACGCCTGCGGGACCGGATTGCTCTGCACCGGCAGAAGCACGCGGACGTGCTGGGAGGTGGGCAGTGACTCGGGCGCAAAGGGCGGACGCTCTTCTTCGCGCGGAGGTGAATTGGGAGAACGGCACATCGAAGATGGATCTAGTTGGGGACGAGGCGGACATCGTCGACCGCGTTGGGCAGATGGGAGACATTACGAGTTGGTTCACCCAGTGGGCCTCCGCTGCTCTCTCTGAAGTCTGCGCTCTCGGCTTCGACATCGAAGGCGCCGAGAAGGTGTGCAGTTTCGAGCGGACCCCTTCCGGCTACAAGGCAACGTCTCCTCGCCGGTCCGTCGTGCATTCAGTGGGGACGGGGTTCACGGTCATCAGTGGCAATCCGAAGGGCTTTCCGGTGAAGGGCATGATGGAAGACTTGGGAAGGGTGGCGAGGTCGTGAGTAAGCGCACCCGCTGCCGACTCGGCCACGCCAACCCGACGACCGAACGCCGCCGCCGGCAGGAGCGAATCACCATGCGCGACCGCACCTACAAGACTTCGACGGTCCACACGCAGAGGCAGTTCTTGCGGGACATCGAGAAGATTTGTCACGCCACGGGACTGACCTTCACGGAGCAGGGGATACGCGAGGTGTGCAAGGTCAACGGGGCGAGCCAGGTTGCACTGTCCGTGAACAAGGACGGCGGACTCGTGATAACGCCCAAGGGAAAGCGCGGGAGGCCGCTGCATCCGACTGTGCTGAGAAGGGTCGGAAAGGCAATCATGCTCTACAAGGATGCCTACGAAGCGCACAAGGCAGGTGTGTGGTGAGCAAATCCGCGAAGCCCTACACCTGTTCCCAGTGCCGCAAGGGCAAGGAGGCAGGGGAGACTCCGACCTACACCGAGCGCTGCGCAGGATGTAGGGCGAAGAAGGCGGCCGGTCTGCGCACGGGATTGGAGCCGGAGCCGTCGCAGTACCCGACCAGGCGAAGGATGAACGCTTTGGAATACAGGGCCTGGCAGACGCGGGTGCAGAAGGAAGACGCGGCTAGGAAACGGCACATGGGCGCGTTGCCGGACGCGAGGGAAATCCGGTGAATGGCCTCGAAGTGGGGCGCGAAGCGCGGCCTTCCCGGCTACGACTCGTTCCGGTGCGGGCTGAGCTATCAGCAAGCCTTCGAGATGCTCAAGGACAACCACGAGGACCCGAAGCTCTGGCGCTACAAGAGGAGGGGAACTGTTCTAGGGTTCATGCATCAGTGGAAGCTGGAGCAGTACCACCGATCCGTCGAGGCGGGATTCCTTGCTACCGCGGCCAAGGTGGCAGTAGGCTCACGTCGTGACAAGCGATGCAGGAAGCGCCGAACATCTGGCTAGTGCAGGTCGGGAGACTGGCGTGGGCCCGGAGTCGCTTCGAAGCTATCGGGGGATGGAGGCGGATTTGGTGGCGGGCATGGTGGCGAGTCGGGTCTCTTCCGGAGCCTTTACAGAAGCGTTCCGCACTGCCTTCATTGCTCTTCCCAGAGCCGGCGATCATGCACTTTGGAGTGGGTGGCTATCCTATCTGCGGGGCGAGCATCCGGGAAAAGTGGACGCAGGAATACGACTTTGCGACGTGCCCCGAGTGCCGGGAATTGGGCGAGCGGGCGCTGACGAGCTACTGGATCAACACAAGGTGAAAACGTGAACGACAAGACCGCCGAAGAAGTCCTCGCCCTCGAAGCCGCCGATCACATCCGGGCGACTCGCCTCATCCCAGATCGCGAAATCGCCCCGGTCGTGATCGAGACGCTGACCTTCCTGGGAAAGCTAGTCGAGCTATTCGAGGCCGAGGCTCCGAGCGTATCCAAGACCGCAGCCGTGGTGCTGTTCGTGGAGCGGATGAAGCTCTACAACGCAGGCGACGAAGCCATGGCCAAGGTGGCGGCGGTCGTGTCGGCATTCTCGAAGGCGTTTCAGGCGACGGAGAATCGGCCGTCGTGATCGCTCGCTGGACATTGTCATCGTCCAGTGACCGGCGCGCCCTGGACGTTGTCGATGGCACCGGCAAGCACGCAGGAAAGGGGCCGCACTATTCTCGCCGCACGCCAGGGAGTAAGACGTTCACCGGCGTAGGCCAAGAGATTGTACTCGTTACCGACGACGGCGACGCCGTGTGGGCGGTGGTTCGGCAGCGGACACCGAGTGCACGCGGGACCGGGGCAAGCCGAGGGCGCACAGGAGCAACCGACTCGGCGCCGCGGTACATCTGGCGCAACATGGTCTTCCGAAACCTCGGCGAGGAGCGATCGTCGGATCTAGTGCGCGCGGCCCTCGAAATGACCTATGCGGAGTGGCTCAAACGCTACGGTGAACTTCCCGTCGAGAGACTGCGCACCGAGATCGGAATTAAGAACGTGCGTTCGACCAATCCAGGGTGCTGCTACAAGAAAGCCGGCTGGACGAAGGATCGGGTTGTGCGCGGGAAGCTGTACCTATGGGCGCCACAACCAGCGAGGCCGACATCGTGAGCAGCAGCCGGGAATCCCGCCGAGCTCTCCCCTGTCTTTGCCCGGAGTGCTGCGCGCAGTTCCCAGCTCGATTGAAGATCAAGAGGGCGGCCCTGAAGATCGTCCAGAAGGATGCCTTCATGGTGAGCAGGTCGCCCAAGGAACCGGAACGAAAGAAGGAGAGGGTCTGATGGATACACAACAGAAAATCGAAAAATGTGCAGAAGCTGCCCACGAAATGAACCGCATCTACTGCGAAGCCCACGGCGACCTGTCGCAGCCAGCATGGAAGGACGCTCCCGACTGGCAGCGCTCGTCAGCCATCAATGGCGTTGCTGGTGCGCTCGCTGGGAACACGCCAGAGCAGTCGCACGAGTCGTGGCTTGCCGAAAAGTACGCAACGGGATGGAAGTACGGCCCGGTCAAGGATCCGGAGAAGAAGGAGCACCCGCGCTTTGTGTCATACGCCGAGCTACCGCCTGCACAGCAGCAGAAGGATCATCTGTTCTTGGCCACGGTCAAGGCGATGGCCGAGGCACTGGCGTAGGATGGGCAGCGTCAATAAATGGCTCGGCATTGGGAATTTGGGAGCCGACCCCGAGCTGAAGTTCACAGCAAGCAATCAGCCCGTGTGCAACCTTAGCCTGGCCTGCAACGAACAGTGGAAGGACAAGGCTGGAGCCAAGCAGGAGCGCACGGAGTGGATCCGCGTAACTGTGTGGGGCCAGTCGGCCGAGAACTGCGGCAAGTATCTCACGAAGGGGCAGCAGGTCTACGTCGAGGGCCGATTGCAGACCCGGAACTACGAGGACAAGGAAGGCATCAAGCGCTACGTGACAGACGTGGTCGCAGAACGCGTCGTATTCCTGGGGAAGCCCAACGGCAACGGCAAAGACCGCGACACCGGCAGCCAGGTGCCTCGGAACGACTTCGACACGTCGTCGCAGGCGCCGCCAGCAGGGGACGAAAACGTTCCATTTTGATCGAAGCCGTTTCGAGCGAGACGCATATACAGGGGAGAAGGAACGAAATCCAACTGAGAGGGACAACATGAGTAAGGCAAAGAAGATCGCGAAGAGGTGGGTCATCGTAGGTAACGGGAGCTATGGGCTGTGGTTTGGTCACATCAAGTCTACCGATGCGGAGGTGGTCAAGAACAAGAGCGTGCGTCTGTACGAGGCGCGGAACATTCGCTATTGGCACGGGAAGACCGGCGGCGTGACGAGTTTGGCAGCCTTCGGACTCTGTGGCCCGAGGATGGCGGAGTCCAGGATCGGCGCCACCATCGCGTCGACTCTCCTACTGGACGTGGCGGCGATCCATGAGTGCTCGGCGGAGGCTGTGGAATCGTTCGCTCGTTTCGTGACGCAGTGACGGGCTGGGGCGCGGGCGCGGGCGCTGGCGAGGGCGGTGGCGCGGGCGCGGGCTGGGGCGGTGGCGCGGGCGCGGGCTGGGGCGCTGGCGAGGGCGCGGGCTGGGGCGGTGGCGCGGGCGCGGGCTGGGGCGCTGGCGAGGGCGCTGGCGCGGGCTGGGGCGCTGGCGAGGGCGGTGGCGCGGGCGCGGGCGAGGGCGCGGGCGAGGGCGAGGGCGCGGGCGAGGGCGCTGGCGAGGGCGAGGGCGCGGGCTGGGGCGCTGGCGAGGGCGGTGGCGCGGGCTGGGGCGAGGGCTAACAATGGGGATCACATGAAGCGAACACCACTCAAACGCAAGACTCCAATCCGGCGTAAGCCGATGCGACGGGTGCGCAAGGCCAAGCCAATCGCGCCGGAAGACAAGCTCCGTCTTGAGTGGCTGCACAAGCAGCGCTGTTGCTGCCCACGCGTGGGAGGGTGCGGTCCCGTCGAGGTGCACCACAACACACAGAACCGAGCCATGGGCAAGAAGTCTGGGCACGATCAGGGTGTGCCAATGGCCCACAAGTGCCACATGGACTTCCACGCCAACGCGGGAGTGTTCAAGGGGTGGAAGAAGGAGCGGCTTCGCGAGTGGCAGACCGGGCAGGTCGCGCGCTGGCAGGCTTTGTGGAATTTGGAGGTCCGCCGCCGTGATACCATCGACCGAGAAGGGAACGTGACACCATGAAGCTACCCGTAGCTCTGAATCGAAACACCGTCCTGATTTTTCTGGGCATTCTGGCGGTATCAGGACCGGACATCCAAGCCGCTGCGAACTGGCTTACCGCCAGCGGAATTCCCCACGTGACGGGCATCGTGCATATCCTCGGGATCTTGGTGCTGGCCTGCGGAGGTCTGGCGCTGGCCTTGCCGTGGCTCAGGCAGACTATGGCCAAGGCGGGACTCGCCACGCCCCCCGGTGCGGTTGCGCCGTGGAACCCGGCCAAGGACAACGTGGTGCCCATGGTGCAAGCCCCGCGCTCTGCTGACCCAGATTCGGTCAACACTCCGGCCAAGCAACAGGCCGTGCCGTTGCAGGATGACAAGACACCCATCACCGTTCCGTTCAAGAAAGGACCCACCACATGAAACGACTTCTCTTTGCATTCTTGCTCGCCTTTGTGGCCACCTACGCAATTCCAGGGGCTACGCAGGCGCACGCGCAGACCCCGCAATTTGGGACGTGCTTCGGCGTCGACCAGAAGACATGCGTCGGCCCAGCGGTCGCAATCACAGTCGGGGAATTCAACCTGAACACCTCGAAGTTCTCGGGCGGCATCGTCCCCGGTGTTGGTTACGGTGTGACCTACTCTGGTCCGGTTGCCCTCGGCGCTGCTCTCTATGCTTCGTTCCTCGTGGGACAGGGGCAGCCGAATCAGCTCGCGCCGTCGCTCATCTTGTCCATCGCCAACTACATCCAGATCGGCGCGGGGCCGGAGATCATCGAGCAGCCCAGCGGCCCGGCGCAAGTCCAGTGGCGGCTACTCTTCGGGCTCGGGACGTCGTTCGGTGGCAGCCCGGCGTACGTCCACAAGGCGGCGATGTTGGGGCGCGAGGAGGGGGAACGGATGCAGGCGGCGAGGATGGGGAAGTGAAGCCAATCCACCTGCTCTGGCTCTGGCTGGCTGGCCTCATCATCGGGACGCTCGCTAGCTGCGCGACAGCGCCGCACGATCCGACGCCAGGAACCGAACTCGCGGCCCGCCTCGAGCAGGCTCACGCGAAGCCGCGCTGCACGCCCCACTACGCTGTCCCAGCCTCCTGCGTGGACGACCAGGGAATGGTGTGGTCGGCTTGCGCGTGGAACGCTTGTGGCATCGAGGAGCCGTGCCGCGGGGAAGCTCAAGCAAAAGTGGCCGCGGGGAGCTGTGGCGAACCGTACTGGCCAGCATGCAAACGAAAGGAAAATCAATGAACACAAGAGCACTCGGTTGGGTAGCCCCAACTCCAGAGCAACGAATCAGGACGCTGCTGAAGGCGCACCCAGAGGCCGGCGATAGTGTGCTGGCTGGGCTTGCGAAGGCAAAGTCGGCCGACAACTCCTCGCTTACCTGCGACCTCGACCAGGGCCAGCTGGGAAGCTGCCAGAGCAACGGACCGGCGCAGGCCATGTACATGGCCATGAAGAAGGCTGGCGTTCCCGCATTCGTGCTGGCGCGCCTTTGGCTCTATTTCGGTATCCGGTATCTGGAGGGCAAAGTAAACCAGGACGCAGGCGGAAACATCGGGGACGCCTACACCATCTTGGCTGCCAAGGGTGTGCCGAATGAGAGCGTGTACCCGTACGACATCTCGAAGTTCAAACAGCTTCCAGGTCCTGACGTGGACAGGGCGGCCTTTGATTCGCGGGGGACCATTGGAATCAACTATCATCCCATCAGCTCGCAAGGTGCGACACTGATTGGTGACATCGAAACGGCCTCAACCGCAAAGCACGGCATCCCCTTCGGCTGTCTCGTCACTGAAGAGTTCTGCAGCTCAACCCCGACCGGAATCATTCACGCGCCGACATCGCGCGACACCATCGCGGGAGGCCACTGTCTCACGATTGCCGGGTTCAACCATGCCGAGGAGTGGGTCCTCATCAAGGGCTCCTGGGGCAAGGAAGGCGGGCATGAGCCTGGACTTCCAGATGGTTGCTGCAGGTTCGGATATGACTATTTGACCAGCCCTAACTACGGGGCTTCTGACCTCTGGATCAACCTGCTCGTCCCCGCTGGAGTTCGACAATGAAAATCATATTCATCATGGTGATCGCGTTGTTTTCGGCCTGCGCTACCACGCCTTGCCCGACCGAGGCCACCAAGCCCTGTCCCGCGCCGGCCGCGACATGCACCTCTGCGTGCGCGCAAGGAACGAAGCTGGGATGCACCTGGGCGAAGCCAACACCCATGGGCCACACCTGCGCCGAGGTCTGCACCAACGCGGCCCAAACGGTGCCCTGGGACGTGAAGGCACTGACCGCGGCGAGCACCTGTCAATGAGTCCGGAGCCGTTCCCGGACGTGCGTTTCGTCCCCAACCCGGATGGAACTACTCGTGGACACGTCGAGCGGGAAGACGACGACGGCGTGTTTTGCGAGGCGTGCGGCAATGCACGTCCGGAGCGCGGCGGCTGGTCGGAGGCGTGCGAGACGGCCACGGGACGATCCTTCATGGGAGGATAGGGTGGCAACGCGCTTTTGGGTCAACGGCCAGATGCCCGGCCTAAACGAGGTCATCGAAGCGTGCAAGGGATGCGGCGGGCGTGGATTCAAGTACGCTCGTCTGAAGAAGCTGTGGACCGAGAACGTCGCTTGGATGGCAAAGGCTGCGCAGGTCACCAAGGTGGCCGGAGCATACCGGCTGGAACTCCTGTGGGTGGCTCCCATCAACGGCAACAAGTCCGAGATGGATCGGGACAATCGCGAAGCTGGAACGAAGTTTGTCAACGATGGGCTCAAGACGGCCAAGCTCATTCTGGACGACAGCCCGGATTACTACCTGGGAAGCACTCACAATCACATGCAGGGGACCAAGCCCGGCGTATGGGTCACGGTCGTGCCGGTGGTAGGATAGAACCCATGCCCATCATCGCCCGAGACTTCTCCTACCTTCGCGGCCACTTGGTCGGGATCAGCGACCGCATGCTGGCCGCGCACCTGGGCGGATACGCGGAGGCGGTGAAGCGCCTGAACGCGATCGAGGCGGCCTACCCGCTCACGGACTGGGGCGAGTCTCCTCCGCCCAAGGTCGCGGCGATACTGGCGGCTCCTGTGGCTTCCCTGGAGCTCAAGATTCAGGGTGCGCTGGCGGCGGCCATCTACCAGGTGAAGAAGGAGCTGGTCGCGGCCGGCGTGAACGTGTCGCCCAACTTTTACCTGGGCGATGACGACTGGTGGACGACTGACCGCGGGCTGAGCATCAACATCCCGTGGTACCTGGCCAACCCTACGCTTTGGCGACTGGCGAACAGGCAGGAAGGGACGGCTTACTCGCAAGACGAGGTGCTCAAGTGCCTACGCCACGAGATAGGCCACGCGGTCAACTACACGCACGAGCTGTGGCGCCGACCGGACTGGGAAGCGCTCTTCGGTGACTTCCGGATTCCGTATCGCGACGAGTTCCCTTCGGACGCGCGGAGCGAGGATTTCGTGGAGTACCTCACGGACGTGAGCGACCACTACGGCCAGAAGCATCCGGACGAGGACTGGGCCGAGACGTTCGCCTGCTGGCTGGACCCGACATCACAGTGGGAGCAGGAATACGCGGACTGGCCCAAGGCGCTGGACAAGCTCCGCTACATGGAAGGCCTGGCCAAGGCTGGTATCCTGAACGCGGCGCCGACGAACCTCTACCCAGGCCGGCCCGTCTCGTATCGCAAGCTCAAGGGCACCGTGGGAGAAGCTCTTGGCACGGGGCAAGGGGCGAGGCCGTTCAAGAGCTTCGAAGGCTGGTCCGAGCATTCGGAGCTGCTACGCCAGGAGCCGGCCGCCTACAACGCGGTCCGGTTGCATGAGCTGTACTTCGAGGCCCTCACGCGGAACAAGGACTACATCGGCGAGGTGCCGGACTTCGCGAAGATGCCCACGGGCGTTCTGCTCCGCGAGGTGACGAAGACCTGGGGCTCGATGACAAGCTACCTGCTGGACCTGCGGGCAATTCTGGGAAGCGTCGAGCAAGGCTGGGCGCTCACGGTCTGGGACCCGCGCCGAAACGCCGTGCGAAACGCGCTGGTGGGCGGAGGCTACGAAGGCGTGCCGGCTGGCTGCCCGGTCCTGCTGGCCATCGACGCAAGCCCGGACGCGTACATGATGGACTACGGCGCGCGGAAGGACGTGGGCATGGCGGCGGCGTTCAGGAACCTGGACTGGAATGTGGTGCGGGCGAGGCTAGCTGTGTGGGTGAGGGAAGAAGATCCAGTAGAGGTGGAGGCGGCGGGGTGATGCACCCCCTGACCAAGGCGTTCTACCGGGAGTTTGAGAAGCTCCTGCCCGAGGAGCGCAAGGAAGCCATCGCCGACATGCAGGACTTCGTCGAAGGCTACCTCGACGGCAAGGCCGAGGACGAGGCGGAAATCTTCGACGACCCGGAGGACTCCCCGCGGGTTCAAGGTGAGGTGTCCGCCGAGACGATGACCGACATGGGGATCATGCACGGGCATGTGAATCGAGGCCGGGCGTGAAGCCAGAATCCTGGCGCGAAGACGGCTGGCCGATTTGCCCGGTGTGCGGCGATGATGAACTAGGCGATCTGACGCCGATGGATCGCAATCTCACGTTGGATGACCTAAAGACGCATGACCTATTCTGCTACCGCTGCGGACGCGTGACCGTGAAGGCAGGCGAGGGAGCGAGTCCGGCATGATCTCCTACTACCGCTTCGGAGCCCGCCGCCAGCACTTGAAGCGGACGCACTTCCTGAACGAGCAGGTGCGCACGGTCTACCCAGCAGCGGACTGTGACAGGAAGCAGTGGTGCGTGGTCCGCTACTTCTACGCGTCTGCCAAAGAGGACCGCGAGAGAAGGGCTAGGCTGGTCGAGTTGATGGACGTGGTGGCATCGGTGCGCGATCGGGGCCGGGCGTGATGGCTCGCGCGCTCTACAGGCCAGCCGTGCGCAAGATTGGGGACACCGAACCCTTCATCCAGAGCAAGATGCTGTTCCCAAGCGAGGAGGCCGCGATGCCCGAGGCCCACCGGCTCAAGATGGAGTGGATACCGCGCTACCTCGGAGAGCTTGAAGTCGTCCTCCTGGTGGAAGTCGACGACGAGGGGTCTGCGACGTGAACAGCGAGCGCCGCATCCGCTCCGTCCCCGTCTGGCAGGCCCACTGGAACACCGAGCGCCTACGCCAGGAGCAGGCCGACAACCCTCGCGCCTTCTCCCGCGGCTTCCAGATGCGCGCTTTCTCGGACGAGGAGCGGATGTTCCCGAGCTTCACCACGTGCTACTCCCACGGCGTCGTCCTGGGCGAGGTCGCGCGCAGGGGATGGCCCGTGTTCGCCGGAGTCGACCTGGCGGGCAAGGCCAGGCCGGGCAACGTCATCTTCGTGGCGGCAATCGACCCGGCCACCCTTCGCCGGTATCCGCTCGAGATACTCCGGGGAGGCTGGAAGTCGCCCGAGACCGCGGCCCACATCGCCGGGGTAAACGAGCGGCACCCCACGCTGTCGATCATCATGGTCGAGAACAACGGCTACCAGCAGAGCCTCGTGGACTGGATTCAGAGCGACCCGAGTTCGAGCTCCATCTGGTACAAGATCGAAAGCTACACGACCGGGTTCGCATCGAAGGTCGACCCGACCTACGGGCTCCCTTCCCTCGAGGTCGAGTTCAAGAACCAGGCGTGGGTCATCCCGCGAGACGAGTACGAGGGGCATCCGCCTCAGTGCCGCTGTTCGTGGTGCGTATGGGACGAGGAAATGCGGGACTACCCGATGGGGAAGGGGACAGACACCGTAATGAGTCAATTCTTCTGTCGCGAAGCAATAAGCAGGTGGGGGGCGGCGATTCTCGGGCGCGGCGCTGGCACAGCTGGCGACGTAACTAGCCGATAATCCTAGGGAATTGCGCGGCCGCTTGACTCGCTGCATTTTATTTCACGGTACTTGAAAAATACCATTGACCGGGAATCGGTCCGGCTGTATCTTGAGGGTATGTCAACGAAAACACAGACCGAGATGGCCAAGATGGAGCGCGCAATCAACCGCAAGCTGGCCACCGTCGGCAAGCTTCTAGAAGAAGCGCTCAATCTGACCCACGAGTACGACACCGAGATCGCGACGCAGGAAGAGCGCTATGCGGTCCAGGGCAAGCGGGAAGCCATTGTCTTGGCCATGACCAAGGCGCATCGGGTGACCGAGTACGACATTGCAGCGGCGGTGCTCATGCACATGGACACCACCAAGCGCCTCAACACCAACTTCACCACCACCAGCCTCTAGCAGCCAACCCAAGAACGGAGCAAGACCATGAAGCGATTACCACTTTGCGCTACCCGCACCGTCGAGCAAAACCTGGTCGAGGCCGAGCGCATCGCCGCCCGCCGTAGTCCGCGCATCCGTCGCGAGCGAGCGGGCGCTATTCTCGCGCGCCGTCGCGCAATGCCACCGGAGCGAATCTACGACGACCGCGGTGCTTTGGCGGCAGGCAAGGTCAAAACGTCGCGCGAATATCGGGCATGGGCCACGCGGGCGGTCGACGTCACCGAGCGGATGGGGCTCAAGGCGCTGGCCTTGGCACTTGGGTATGCGTGGCACAAGCACGTCAAGCCTCTGGCGGCATCGTCCGAGGCGGTGGTGAGTTACGGCCGCGGTGGGCAAGAGGATTCGAGTCGGGACTACTACAGCAAGTCGTGGCACAACTCCTACGGGCCGAAAAAGTGGAGAAACGCAGGCGCGCAGATCGTCGGGCTTGCTCGCCGATGCGTCCACGCGACCGTGACGCCAGCTCTGCCCGCGGGAGGCGTCGCCGCTCTGTCGGTCGAGCTACGCACTCACCTGGATAAGGTGGCAGCCACCATCTCGCTCAAGGGCCTGCCGAACGGCTGGCGCAAGCGCAAGCAAGGTGCGCTGCTCGACGGGGAGATCCTGGCAGTCGACCGGGGCACTCGGGTGGACCGCTACAATTCAAGCTTCCGTCGCACTGGCGTGGCCATCGCGATGCCGACAGATCTCCAGGGGCGATTTGGGAAATGGGAGCACGGAGCCACCGTGGCAGCGTGCAAAGCCGAGATTGCGGCCAAGCGCGCCGTGGTGGAGCGGGAGAACGCGGAGAAGCGCCAGACCCATCGCCAGGCACGCCGGCTACACCTGGTGACGGTCATGTGCCCAAACATCCGCGTGACTTATCAGCACGCCCGCGCCGCTGGACTCTGCGATCAAGGAATTCGCCAGTATTGCGCGGCCCATGGTCTGTCCGTCGAGGAGGGGGCGCCGTCCGGTGTGCTGCGTGCGACTCGGGACGCGCGGGCGCAACGGGCGATAGAGGCCGCGGCTCGCGATCTGCTGGCGGCGAGAGGTGCGCTGTGAGCAAGCTCACCCAAACGCAGCCCCTGCCCGCCGTCAAGACAATGGCGGATCTGGTAGCTCGCGACCCTAGCCGCTGCTACCACAAGACGCTCGGACGCGTCGATTCGAAAGCCATCGCCGAGGCCATCGTAGCCAAGGCCGAGAAGCGGGGCGGATTGCGGGACCTTTGGGACAACGTCATGGGCCTGCTGTCCGAGAGGACGCGGTGATCGGTCGGCTCGCGGTGGCCTGGCTGGACCTGACCGACGCGGCCCGGGCGTGGTGGCGGAGGCAAGTGAGCCGCGATGCCACGCCGGCCGAGGATGCGTGCGAATCCTGCCGAGTCGACTGCACCAACGCGATAGCCGAGAGGTGCGAGAAGCTGAAAGGAACAAAGTCATGACCGCCCATTTGCTTTGCGTCCTGCTGTACCTGTGCCCTCCCTTGCCGGCGAAGCCCATGCCGGGGGAATTCCGCGGCTTCGACGAGGCGGAAGCCTTGGAAGACGCGCACCTGGCGGCGACTCGAATCGCCAACGCTGCCACCGAACAGCGCGAGGCAGAGGCGAGCTATCGGATCAACGAACTACTCGACACCTGGACCCTGCAACCCTAGGAGCTGACCATGTACGACCAACTCACGAACTGGAGCGACGGCGGACGAGCATTCGAGCGGATGCCCGACCTGTGGCCCGTGGACCGTCCGGCCAAGGTGGAACAGTGAGCGCGCCGTCGATGGTACGCATCACCAGGCAGTCGCTGGCCAATGGGGCGGCGGGAGCTTGGCGCAAGAAATATCCGGAAGGACCGCTTCCGCAAGCGATCATAGGGGCAGCCCTGGCCGAGCTTGGGCCCACCCCGAGCCCTGACGACGTGGACAGGGTCATCGGCAACCGCTCAGGGACGCGTGTCGAGGCATGCTCTCAGTGCGGCGAGACCCCGGAAGCTGTGGTGAGAATTTCGGACGGCGCCGACGACTACGATGAACAGTCCCTGTGCCTGTGCTTCCGGTGCCTATGGGAGGCGGCCATGATGGTCTACGACCAGGGGAAACGCGTGGGGTGCGTAGACATGGCGGGAGGTGAACGGTGAAGCGCGACGAAGGCGACCGCGACCTAGCCGACAGGGTAGCCGACTACATGCGGGCCGAGAGGCGCAAGGAAGAGCTGGCGCAGGACGAACGCGAGCGGAGGGCGATTGCTGACGCCTTCGCCGAACGCCAGGGCCCGCTCTGCACCGGATGTCGCCTACAATTCACCGAGTGCCGGTGCTACGTGGGAGATGAGCCGTGAGGTCCGGCAAGACCGAGGCCATGTTGCGCGCGTTGGCCGATCAGGTGCGGGTGAACGAGGCGCAGGGCAAGATGACTTCGCTGAAAATTCTGGCAGGGACACCCGAAGAGGAGAACGAACTGGCGGACGAACTGATGCGACGGCTCCGAAAATCACTGCCTCCGGTGCGCGCATGACCACCCGAGGCGAGCGCCGCACAGAACGCCGCTTCCTGCGCGAGCTCCGCCAGGCCAGGCGCCGCGAGGTTCACCGCCCTCGAGCGCCGGACTTCACGCGCGAAGAGCTGGCGCGCATCGCCCGTTCCGACCTGGACTTCCGGCTCGATGTGCTGGGCCTGTTCCTGGAAAATCGATCGTCACAAGTTGTGACTATCGCCGCACTGCAAAACGCAACGAATCCAGGCACATAGGCGAGAGCGGCGCATCAAAACGCTCAAAACAGGTTGAGCGACGAGTCAAGTCTAGGGATCCCGTTAGTTGACCCGCTGCATTTTTCTTTTGTGGTACTTCAAAAATACTGTTGACCGGGGAGTGGTCCGGCAGTATCTTGAAATCATGTCAAACACACAGTGCTTCTCTCCAGGTTATCAAGGCTACTCCTGCAAGCTGGCCGACGGCTCCACGGTATGGTGCCAGGCCCAAGACTTGGACGAGGCTTTCCGGCTTTGTAAGAAGCAAGCCAAGAATGCAGGATCTAGGTTGCGAGCCGACACCTTGCGCGAATGCCAGCCTGACAACGTGAAGTTTGCTTTCACGTCTCACACGCTGGCCTGGCAATTCGTGCGTGACTGCCGCGAAAAGGCCAAGGTGTGCACTGGCTACCCTGACTTGAAAGACAATTCAGTCATGGTCGCCATGAAGGATCGCGTGGTTGCGACGGGCGTACTCAACAGCATGGAGGCTCGCTAGCTATGTCTCTCTCATACCCACTGTCCGCCCCGTCTCGCGATTGCAGCAAGGATGCGCCCGCGCGACACTCCTATCAGGTGACTGTCCGCTTGGGCCAGCACGATCACACGTATTACAGCACCATGGTGGCCACCGCTGGCGCGGCGATGCGGGAAGCGGAAACCAGCACGGGCGGCAAGGCAACCTACGCGGAGCGCATGCTTTACGTCTCGGACGCGGCACAAGGCAAGGTGCGGTCATGATCGTCACGGTCCGCTCAAAACTCGCGGGAGACTGGGTTTCCTTCGATACCCTGGCAGAGTACGGTCATGCGACGGATAGCGTTTGGACTATCAGCCGACGGGGAACTAGATCATGATCGAAAAATGCCTGAGTGTGCGCCAGCCATGGGCCTGGGCCATCATCCACGCAACCAAGGACATCGAGAATCGCAACTGGTCAACAAAGTATCGCGGGCGTATCGCGATTCATGCGGGCAAGGCGTGCACGGACGAGGAGTACGAGGACGCGGCCTACCTCATTCGCAAGCTGACCGGCAAGGACCCACCGCCGCCCGAGGAGCTTGCGCGCGGGGAGATCATCGGCACCGTCGAGATCACAGACTGCACGCCGGCCGACAATGGCAAGGGGTGGGGTGGGCTGAACCCGGGCGGCTTCCACTGGCACCTGAAGGACCCGCGGCCAGCCAAGAAGCCCGTGAAGGTCCGGGGCTGGCCGGGGTGCCTTTTCAAGGTCGCTTTTGAGGAGACGTAGCTCAACCACCACGGAGGACACCATGCCCATTAAGATTCAAGTTTCGCGAGTCGTCGCCACCGAGGAATCCACGTTTGAAATTCCCGACCAATGTCCGAACCCGGCATGCGGCGCCGATTTCACTGGCCCCGGCGGCATCACAGAGCACGGCTATGTGTGGTATGTGGCTCCATGCCACGTCGACAGCGAGCTTAACAACTGCAACGAAGCACAGGGCGATGACGAGTACGATGCCTTCTTCGAGGACAAGAAGATTAGTCACTATCTATGCTTCGCTTGCGGCCTAGACCTGACTGCTCGCCACGAAGAACACCCCAATAAATGTCACTGCCTTCAGGGGTGCCCCGCCTTCAGGACGGGCTAGCCCGTCTTGAGGCTCGGCTCCAGCAGCGCAAACGGCACGTAGCGCGTGGGTTTATCCACGCCTATGCGCTCGTTGAACAGCTCGCGCTCTTTTCTGGAATTGAAGATGATGATCGAGTAGCGCTCTGTGTCTTCGGCCACGGTCATGCCCTTGCTGGTCTTGCGCATCTCGGCCACCGCTTGAGCGGACGCCGTGCGCTTGACCTGCTCCTCGTCGCCGCCCGAGGTCGGACCCGCCCCCGGAACGTCTTCGGGCTGGTCGCGCATGGCGGACATGGCCGCGAGCTCTCCGAAGGTCTCCTGTGCTGCAGGGGCTTGGGCCTTCTCGCTGAACATCGAGGAGAATTCTGTATCGGCGAAGATGATGTCGAGCGAGATGGGCTCAAAGCCGGTGTGTTCGAGGTCGAGTTCTGGGAGAATGGCCGCGAGCATTGGAAGGTCCCACTCGCCGGTAGCATCGAGGTTGTTCAGGAAGATGGCGGCTTCCTTCGCCTGCTTGTCGGTGAGCTTCACCATGGCCACGTCCAACTGATAATCGGGGGAGCCTTCGAGAGCGTCAATGCAGGCCAGACGCTGGTGTCCGCCGACCAGCTCCATCGTCTTCTCGTTCACCGTGATCGGAGCGAGGAGGCCAATGCGCTTGAGGTTGGCTTGGAGCTTCTTCTTTGCGCCGTCGCTGATCGTCCTGGGATTCCACTTACTCCCCGAGATGTCCGAGCGGTTGACCTTCTTCATCTGGAACTTCTGGTGCTTGGTAACTGGCATCGACGCCCTCCGGGGCTGTGAGTTGGACAATCGCAAACGGAAAAACTTCGAGCACCTTTGCCCAATCCTTGGGGTGCTTGTCGTGGAGCCATCGGCAGGTGTACGGGGCGAGACAGATGCCGCTCGTCTTCCTGCCCTCGACGCCGAACTTGGGCGGGCTGGGAATCTTTTTGGCCTTCATGTAGGCGTAGACATCGGCATCGCGCCAGTCCCAAATCGGGTAGACCTTGCTTCGGTGCTCCCGGATTCGGAGGCCGTCATTCTCGCGCGTGTAGAAGCGGCGAATGAAGGAGTCGGAGGCTCGCTCGCCGGTAGCGAACAGGTAGATGCCCGTCTTCTTGGTCATCGCTCGGTCGACATCCCGCTGGGCCATGATGCGGATTTTCTCGGCACCGTTGACGGGATTGCGGAGGATTCCGTACTTCATGTGACGGGCCAGGTCCCAGTGGGGAACGTAGTGGACGGGGACACCGTGGCGTCTTGCTGCCGCATCGACATGGTCCTCGACGCAACGGAGCCCCCGAACGAAGTACATGTGATAAGCCTCGACCCGAGAGAAGACCTGGCAGCAAAGGTCGAGAGAAACCATGGAGTCCTTGCCCGACAGAGACACGAGAACCGCATCGCCGCAGATTTCGCGGGCGCGTTTTACGCGGGCCAGTGCCGTGGCAAGGACGGACATGGTTAGCCGCTCTTGCCCGAGGACATCGCGGCGGAGGAACGCTCGGCGCCAGTCAGGCCAGCGCCGGTCGCCTTGCGGTAGTCACGGGCCACCGCGCGCTCGGTCTTGCCCGAGGCATTGGTCGCACCAGCGGCGCCGCCGCGAACGCCGACCTTGGTCGCGAGGTTCTTGTCGTAGACCTTGCGCGTTTCGGTCCGCGCCTTGGCCGCTGCCTTACTCATTTTCTTTGCCATCGAAATCTCCTTGTGTCTGTCCCTGAAGACCGGGACCGTCTTTGCTGTTCCACTCTATCAGGCATTGACACCAAGAAGTCTACATGTCCATTATGGGACAAATGAGAGCGCTCGGCAGGCTTCGGCGGGTTCTCGGCATCAAGCCGAGCGAGCTGGCCGATGCGTGCGGACTTTCCCGGCGAGAGCTGTACCGAATCGAAGAGGGGAAGGTTCACCCGCACCCGGCGACGGCCGAGGCCCTTGACGACGCGCTCGACGGCATCATTCGCCAGCGCCTGATACAATCCACTGAGGAGAAGCCATGAGAGACCTGATCACCAACGACAAGCCCCAGACCGAAAACCTCGAAGTCGTGCTGCTGAAGAACGGCAAGACCGAACTGAGCGCAGCCCCCGAGGACTTCCGCCGCGTCCCCGTGGTATCGACCGGGCCGTTGCAAGCCATCATGTGCGACGAGGTGGCCAAGGTTGCGGCCGAGGGCTACAGCGTGTTGTACTCCGCGCAGCCGGGCGTTCTCACCGGGCCCGAGGTGCTGGCGCGACAGCGTAGCCTCGAAGGCACGCCCATCGACAGGAGCAAAATCTGATGCCAACCAACGAACAGCAGTGGAGCGACGAAGCCGAGAAGGTCAACCCGCCCAAGAGGGGCAAGGAAGATGAAGGCGACGAGGCGCAGCCGGCCCACGAGGTAGCGGAGCGCAAGGAGCCCATCGGTCCGAAGCCATGAGCACCGAGGCCGAAGACAAGGAATTCGACTCCACCCTCCAGCGCATCGCAGACGGGGAGCCGGCCCCGAACGAAACCCCGGCCTTCGACCCGCGCCTGCACCTAGAGCACGTGGACGACTGCCGGCACGGGCGGAAAATCGAGGACTACAAGCAGTGCCTGGAGAAGCTGGGATTTGTGTTCCTGCCGAAAGAGCACTTGCCCCCCTGGGCGGACGGCCTGCCCAAGTCGCAGGGGGAGTGGCGCTACCGGCGGGGAGACCTGCGGCTGGCGATGACGGAAGACGACATTTGTTCGTGGTTCTCGGGACCAGAGGAGCTTTGGCGATGGATGGAAAAACAGATCAACGCGGAGAAGATCGTGGCGGAGCGGGAGGCGAGGACAAGGGCGGCTTCCCAAGTCCCCCGGTGAAGCTTCGCCCCCAGGTGGTCTTTCCCACCACCGTCCCCAGCGAACCGATCACCACCACAGACGGCGGCGCCTATTCTCCCCCGGTCACCGAGCTGCAGCCGATGACCTGGTGGGATCGCCTCTGGGCTAGGGCGCTCGGCAAGGCAGTGATAGGATCGCGGGATGGCTGACACCCTCACGGGCGGACCCGCTCCGCAGATGCAGATTCCTCGCAGCGAGGAAGTCAAGCAGTGGTTCTACACCAACGCGATCACCGGAGAGACTGAGCGCTTCCGCCGGCTCGACAGGTACGAGGCCGTCTGGCGAACCACCCATTATCTTCATTTGAAGCAAGATTGGTGGGGGATGACCGCCGACCAGATGGAGACCATCAGCCCATCGGTCCAGGTTCCTGCGGGATTCGAGCAGCCGGCGATCAACATGTCCGTGCGCATGAAGCGGCCGACGGCGCCCTTCAATCTCGGCATGGCCATCAACAAGCGCTTCACGGGACTGCTGTTCTCCCAGGCTCGCCGGCCGGTGGTCGAGGTCGAGGGCGACGAGGACACGCAGGACTACCTGCAGGCATGCATGCAGCAGATGCGCTTCTTTTCTAAGATGACCGCGGCCCGGAACATGGGCGGCGGGACGGGGACCGTGCTGGTGACGTGTCACCTGCGGGATGGCAAGTTTTCGCTTGAGGTGCACAACACCAAGCACTGCCAGGTGCTCTGGAAGGACAAGCGGACCCAGACTCCGCTCGCGGTTCTGAAGCTGTACCGCTACCCGGTGGAAGAGGTCGAGATCGACGACAAGGGCAACCAGCGGGGCACGCGTGTGGTCGAGTACCTCTACCGGCGGATCATCACCGAAGACGACGATACCGTGTTCAAGCCGGTGAAAATCAGCCCCAACGTGGACATGAAGTGGGAAGTTGAATCCCAGGGGGTGCATGGGCTCGGGCGGTTCCCTGGCATCTGGTGCCAGAATTCCGAGGTGCTCGACAGCGAAGACGGCGACCCTGACTGCCACGGGGTCTGGCAAATCTTCGATACCGTGGACCGGCTGGATTCCCAGGCGAACAAGGGCCTGCTCTGCAACAGCGACCCCACCACCGTCATTCGCACCGACCCGAAAGAGGTCGCGCAGATGGGCGGAAGCGTGCGCAAGGGCTCCGAGAATGCGCTCTACGTCGGGGCCACGGGCGACGCGCACTACATGGAAATCAGCGCGGCCGGAATCCAGGCGGCCAGCGTGTACGCGGACAAGAAGATCGCACAAGCTCTCAAGGTCGTTCGCTGCGTGATGCTGGACCCGGAGCAGATGTCAGGCGCCGCGCAGTCGGCGAAGGCGATGGAGTTCCTGTACGCTCCGATGCTCGAAGCTGCCGACGACTTGCGAGCGCAGTACGGGGACATTCTCGTGGTCGGACTTCTGGAGCTGATCGACTTCATGGCTCGCGCCTTCGACGGCAAGCCCACCAAGGCCCTGAACGAGAAGGGCAAAGAGGTGGACGCGGTCTTCCAGCTCAACCTTCCGCCTCGTCCCGACGGCACGCCTCGCAAGCTGGGACCGGGCGGGCACATCAAGATCACATGGGGCCCGTACTTCGCCCCGACCGAGACCGACCGCCAGATCGAAATCACGAACATCGTCACCGCGAAGGAAGGCGGCATCATCGACGAGGAGACCGCCGTCAACCGGGGCGCTCAACTGTTCGGAATCAAGGACACCAAGAAGCTTCTGGAAACCATCCGCGCCCAGAAGAAAGACGAGCTTGACATGATGGGTTACGGCGAGCTACCCGGCAAGCCAAAGCTACCCGGTCAACCCGTTGCGCCAAAGCCTAAAGAGCCTGCCACGCCGCAAGCTGGCAATGGGGGCAAGCCTTGAGCCTACGACTGGCCTTCGATTTCGATGGGTCACTGGCCCACGGTAGGCCCCTTGCGCTTCGCCTTGGCGCTGCTGAGGCCCTTGCAGCGCTCAAAAGGGCCGGGCATCACCTCGTGCTTCACTCCTGCAGGTGCACGCCTTTAGACCCAGCGCCGCAACTGGAAGAGGAAGCGGCGCGTTGGTATCAGACCGGGGAAGTGTCACCGCGCATTACAGACCAGTGGGAGCGCTTCGCCGAGATGCGGTATTTTCTGCGGGCGCTCGGGCTGTGGGAGATGTTCGACGAGGTCTGGCAGCATCCGGGGAAACCGGAAGCGGACGCATTTGTGGACGACAAGAACGAGGAACCAAACTGGCCGAGAGTGGCCGCTGAATTCGGAGGGATTCAATGAACCCAAACGACGTTGCAAACTGGGCCCGCGGTCGCGCCGGACACGTGTCTTCAAACCCGCCGGCCGCCGTTGCGCCTCCCGCCTTCGTGCAGCCGCAGCTCGCCCCGCCCCCGCCCGGGTTCATGTGGGCGCAGATTCCCGGCGTGGGCCTGGCGTGCATCCCGATTCCACAGCAGGCATTGCCTCCGCCGATACAGCCGCATCCGAGCGTATCGTTCTTGCCGACGAACCACATGCGCCCGCCGAATCCGGGCCCCGAAGTTGAGACGTGCGTGCTCATGAAGCCGGACGGACGCGACCCCTACGGCGACCTCTTGGCCCAGGTGCCCTCGCTGGTGCCCGAGCAAGGCTACGACGCCACGAAAGGCCGGCCGAATCCCAACGGGGCAGAGGTGCGCAACCTGCCCGAGTTCCACGACCGAGGCCCAGTGGTGGACCCGGACGCGACGAATCCCTATCCAACGAGCGGGCAAGGTGTGCCGCTCAAGACTGCCATCCCACTCAAGTGAGACGAAAGCCACGTTTCATGAAACGACAAGGGCTCAGGGTGGAACGAAAGCTGCGGACGGCGAGACAGAAGCGCCAGGAGGTGAGATTCCTGTGGCCGCGGGCAGGCGCGCACGAGAAAGACATCCGTCGTAGTTCGATTGTGCAGGTGGACTGGACCGACGCGGCCGGCTCGCACGGATGGAAAGACATCAGTGATGATTGTGGGCTGGTCAAGTGCACATCGGTCGGATTCCTGCTTCACCGAAAGAGAGACCATCTCACTCTCGCCACTGGGCTATCCAACGAACACTCGTCGAATGCCCAGGAAGCTATCCCGCTGAAGTGGATTCAAAGAATCAAGGTGCTCCAGCGGGCGCCACTGACTGCAAAGAAAAGGAAGAAATAGCCATGCCCTGCGGAAAAACAGAACAGTGGGCGAAGAGTCGCCAGAAGTCCGACCTCAAGAAGCGCGGAGGGGCCGGCGCTGCTGCGTCCGTCGTGAAGCGAATTCAAGCCGAGGCCAAGGCGCATGGGACCACTCTGAAGAGCGACGGCAAGGGCGGGCTTGATCCGAGGCTTGCGCTCAAGGTGTTCCGCCGGGATGGCTGGAAGTGCGCGGTGCCTGGCTGTAAGACGGCCCAGGTGGACCTTGATCTCGATCACCTCGGCGGGCATGCAGAGGAAATCGCGGACGATCCTAAGGCGTCGGCGTGGCTCAAAGAGCAGGCCGAGAAGGGGAAGCAGAACAACGAAGACGGTCTCCACGCGATCTGCGCTCGGCACCACGATCTGGTGCACCAGCGAGAGCGGGCAATCGAGGATGGCAAGAAGCCGGCTCCGATGAAGAAGTGAACCGATGGCAAGCGCCATCGCCGAAGTCATCCGCCTTCACCGCGCCCAGATTCAGGGAGTGATCGAACTCCGCGGCGTGGGGAAGCTGCGCGGAATCTATGAGCGGTCACGGGCCGAGCTCGAAGCCAAGCTGGCGAAGCTGCGAAGGCAGGGCAAGGGAGACACCTTCTCAGCCCAGCACATGCGCATGGTGCTGGTGCAGGTGAACGAAGGCATCCACGCGTTCCAAGAGGCGATGGGGGAGCACCTGACGAAAGAGGGGAAACTCGCGAGCGTGCTGGCCCAGCGGCACCTGATCAAGACGGTCGAGGTGGCAGAGCGGCAGTTCACGGGGCACATGCCAGTCCTCGAGACCGACCGGGCGGCGATTCTGCGTGGAGTGCGGGACGATGTCCTGCCTTCGCTGCTGGACCGATACGAGGCGAGCAAAGGGTTCTACGGCGCGCAGACCATCACGCAGGTCAAGGACGCCATGGCCGAGTCGCTCATTCAGGGCGAGACCGTGGACGGCGTGGTGACTCGAATCGCGGCGAGCGGCGGCGTGTTCGATGGGCAGCGGTGGCGGGCAGATCGGATTGCGCGTACGGAGCTTGCCTACAGCTACGGAGTGACCTCGCAGGCCACGATGGAAACCATGCGAGACAGGGACATGCCGGAGCTGATGAAACGCCTCGTGGCCACGTTCGACTCGCGCACGGGCGAGGATTCCGAGGAGCTGGACGGACAGACTGTGCCGGTCGACGAACCCTTTGTTTGGGAGCGCGAGACGAAGCACGGGACCGAGGTAGTCGAGTACATGGCGCCCCCGAATCGACCGAATGATCGTGAGGTCGTCATCCCATGGTCAGAGGCTTGGGGGGCGGGGAAGATCGGAGAGCAGGGAGAGGTGGAGCCGGCTAGGATTCAGGTGGAGGAGTCGGAAGAGGAGTAGCCAGCTTCCTCTTTGCCTCTGCCAGATCCTCTCGTAGCTGATGAATGCGCGCGGATACTTCGGTCTGCAATTCGGTAACCAGCTCGGCCATTGTGTGCTCGTTCTTGCTTTTACCCACCCTGCGCCTCCACCTCTCAACGGTGCCAGCGATAGCATCGTTGATCTCGTTGGGCTTTCCGCACGTGGGGCAGAACCTCCACGAGTCGTCCATGGTTACATCACAGTGCGCGCATACCATGGCTACGGGAGCCCCAGCGTCTTGTTCAGATCCTTGATAGACAGCGTGAGCGCGCGAGTTTTTGGCGGAGCCGTGAAGTCTGCAACGAAGGCGCCGGCCTCGGGCCACACTTCTAGGAGTTGCTTGATCGTCGAGCAACTGTCGAGGGCGGCGCGTGCGGCGCTCTTTGCCCGCGCCCGATCTTCTCGGAGCTTTGTGCGCGTCTTTCCGATCTCGAAGTAGCGGACGCTCAGCGGATCCTTGGCGTCGTACACTTTGGCTGCGTTGTAGTCGTGGCGTTTCGACGCCGGCCTCGCTGCGCTCATCACGACTTGCTCGAATTGCCCGGCGAAGGAAACCTTCAGGTGCTGGACGGATAGGAAGAATTCCGCCGGCAGATCGGCCATCTTCTTCTTGATGTCCTTGGGGTAGATGTCGTCATAGACGTCGTCCGCGAGCTTTGTATCTTCCTTTCGCAAGTCCAGTTCCCGCTTCTCGAAGGCGTGTTTCATCAGCCGACCCATGATGGTGTCGCGCATGCCTTGGTTCAATCGGACGGTGCTCATGTGCTTGTCTCCATGCCCCTGTATATGCTCCTCTCCCGAAACGGCGTCACAAATTCGTTGACGACACGGGGAAACCTTGAAACGCTTAGGTGGCATGGCGAAACCGCTCTACCCAGGCCCGGAACCGAAGTGGGTAAACCATCCGGCTGTCAACGCCCCGCATCCCAACGTCATCGACGATGACCGAACGGGACTCGGGGCCGACGACGCGTCCCTTGCCCAGCAGCGGGCAGCGTCTGGTGGCCTGTCCGATGACCCGACCGAGAGCGGCTCGCCCGTGAAGAATCGCAAGTCGTTCAGGAATCTCACCGGAGGTCGCTAGATGCCCGAGACTCATCGCAACAGTCGCATGATCGCCGAGGAGAGGAACCGCAAGGGTGGCTTCGAAAGCTCCGAGAGCTTCGATGCCGTCGCGGGTTGCCCGGCTGGCGTGTGTCCCCAGGGCACCGAGCGGGACTACGCTGCCAATCCGACGAACCCGGTCGAGAAGCCGGCGCCGATGAAGGGCGGGAAGTAGATGGCTGACCAGGCTGGCTTGAAGGATTGGGCCGCTCGCCGCACCCACGGCGGAGGGGCCGAGGTCGTTCCCGATGCGCCGATGGAAGGCGATTCGAGCGACGTACACGTGATTCTGACGGAGCAATCGCACGCCGTCGGGGACGTGGTCGAGGCGCTCGACGAGCTGCCGGACCCGGATGAGTCGATCATCGAGATTCGGAACGACTGCCAGTCCATTCGGGACCGCCTCGACGCGAAGGCCAAAGAGCTTGGCGCGCAGCCCGAAGAAGAGCAGGACGACGAAACGAGCAGCGAGGAGATCGACACCAATGAGTGACGAACCCAAGGATCCTTCCGAGCAGTACGACTCGAAGCACGGCACCCGGTCGGATGCCGAAGAGCAGCGCCCGAGCGGCTTGACCGAGGCGAGTAACAAGCCTCCGGTGCAGGAAGTCGCGTTCAAGAACCTGTCGACAAAGTAGGAGCCACCATGGCAACCGAAGAGCCGAAAGACCCGCAAGAAGCATACGACTCCAAGCACGGCGCGCCCAACGGTGGGACTCCGAGCGTTCCCGAGGAAGAGCAATGGGGCTCCGCGTTAAACCCGGTTAGAGAGACACCGAGTGCGGCCAAGGGTCTCAACAAAGTCTAGATGGCGCAGCCTACCACGATCAGTCACCAAGGGGCCTTGACCGAGCGTCCGTTCTGCGGAAGCTCGAATGGCTCCCTGCTCGACGTTGCCGACACGTCTTTCCAGGGGACCTACCAGGCCTCGAAGACGGCGCGCATCGGTGTGGTGGGCGCGACCGACTTGCTCCCCTTCGTTCTCTCGCTGGATGGCATCGTCAAGGTGCGGGCCATCTCGGTGAAGGCGCAGGCCGGCGCCACAATCAAGATCGTCCTCACGTCAGCGGCCGGTACAGACCAGGCATTCAGCGCAACCGCATTCCTTCTTCATTCCCCCAACTCAGGCAGCGAGTTCACGGCGATCAAGTTTGTCGGCACGGCCGACCTTGAGATCCTGATCGCTGGCGACTTGTCCTAGGAGATCACCATGTCCACTGCATCCGTCCGCGACCAACTGAACGGCGTCGAAACCGCCAACAACCTGCCCGACCTGTGCGCCTCGATGGGCCTGGGAGAAATCCTCTCCTACGCCATTTCGAAGATGGGCTACACCGAGACCGGAATCGCCGTCACGACGAACGTGTCGACCTTGGCCAATCAGCCCACCTCTCAGGGCCTCTTTCAGTGCGTGGTCGCGTCCGTCTCTGGCGGTTCGGCAACTGGCGTGAAGAAGCTCCTGAAGGGCCCCGTCTCGGGAGTCGGAGCCATCGTACCCGCGTCCGGTGAGTGCGTGTGGGACGGCGGTCTCCACGTTCTCTTTTGCGCGACCGACCTGGCCCTCACGGCGTCCTTCACCTACGCCGTGTCGACCGATGAGGCGTCGATCACGAAGAAGGCACTCGGACAGTAACAGCAGTTTCAAGCCTGGCCCGGAGGCTTATCCGGGCGCCCACACGCCACCACCGAGCGGTAAATCGGAAGAGTAGGGAGACAGAAAATGGCCGACGAGAACACGACAGTGCAAACCCAAGTCACACCCCCAGTAGTCGCGCCCCCGGTGGTGCCGCCTGTGCAGGCCCAGCAGCCCGCAAAGGTCAAGGGGGAATTCCGCGAGCCGCCTCACCAAGCGTTCGTGAACAGGGTGAAGCGAGAAGCCGCGATGGAGGTCAAGCGTCAGCTCGGCTGCACCATCGAGGAAGCCAAGGCGCTCGTCCAGAAGAGCGGAGCGCAACCGGCGAGCGGAGACAAGTCGGCGGAACAGAAGACCGTCGACAAGGCGCTCGAAGAGGCCAAGAGGGAAGTGAGGGAAGCTCGCGAGGAAGCCGTCCAGCTCAAGGGCCAGAACGAGTCGCTGAAGAAGAAGCACGAGAAGGAAGTCAAGCGGCTCAAGAACAAGCAGTTCGAAGCCCAGCTCTCGGCCGCAGCCTCCAAAGCCGGCATCGTCGACACCGACTACGCCGTGACGCTTTTTGCACGCGAGGTTGCCAAGGGCACGGGTGAAGTGGATCCCGACGTATTCTTCGCCGGACTCAAGGAGACGAAACCACACCTGTTCGGCGCTACGACAACCGTCGCCGCGACGACCACGGTCGTTCCTCCTGTAGTCGTCCCCCCTACAACGGCTCCGAAAGAATCCGCAGCCCCCGGCGAGGAAACCCCGAAGCCCAGTGTTCCGGGTGCGACTCCGCCACAGAAGACTGCCGATGACGATACGCCGGAGGAGTTCAATGCCCGACTCCGCCGCTCCGGATGGCAGCCCGGAAGCTAGAGAATGACGGGGCGATTCAAAACCAAACTCACCGACGAGAAACCTTGATAGATTTGATCCATCGCCCCTCATCCACAATTGGAGAAACGACCCATGCCAAACTTCCCTAATTCTTCCCTGACCGTGACGGGGTTCAATCCCTCGGTCGTTGCGATTGCGCAAGACCGCACTTTGCAGCGCGTGTTCCGTGATGCGGCCTTCCCGCGCCTCCTGTATCGCATGGAAGCGATCGGCGAGTTGTGGCCGGTCAACCTCGGCGCCAACCAGACGTTCACCCGCGCAGGGCTCATCGAGCCCTCGACGCGGCCCCTGCAGCCCGGCGTGGATCCGACTCCCGCCAGCTACGCGGTCGAGCAGTGGGAAGCCACGGCTCAACAGTGGGGCAAGGCCATCGATACCCACATGCCCACCAGCTACGTCACGCTGGCGTCGGCCTACCTGCGGAACATGCACCAGCTCGGCCTACACGCTGGTCAGTCCCTCAATCGCGTTGTCCGCGACAAGCTGTTCAACAGCTACGTGGCTGGCAACACGGTGGCGACGGTGTACGGCGGCGGCTCGGCCCTCCCGGTCGTGAATCTCTGCGGATTCACCAAGCAAATCTTCAACGGTCGCCCTCAGCCCGTGAGCGCGTCCAACCCGCTGGCCATCACCATCGGCGGCGTGGCCAATACGGTTGTCGGGTTCACCTCGACGATTCCCGGCGACGAAATCCACGGCGGTACGCTGACCCTCGGGACTGCTGTCGGTGCCGTTGTGGCTCGCACCGCTGTTCTTGCGGCCAACCGTTCTCGCATCGTCTTCTCGGGCGGTGGCACTCGCGTCGATGACGTGACGGCCACGACCCAGCAGACCCTGGCCGACATCCGTACCGCGGTTGCCCAGATGCGCTTCGACAACATTCCCCCGCACGAGGATGGGTCGTACCACTGGCACGGCGACCCCATCAGCGAGTCGCAGATGTTCTCGGACACCGAGTTCCAGAACCTCAACCGCTCCATGCCGGACTACATCCACTATCGCCGGTTTGCGATGGCGTACCTTTTGGGCGTCACCTTCTACCGCAATACCGAGGCCCCCAACAGCGCCACGGTTTCGGAGAATCCGGCCAACGGCTACACCACGGGCTTCGAGCTCTCGAATCCTCTCAGCGTGAACATCCACCGCTCGATCATCACTGGCCAGGGAGCCATCGAAGAGAAGTACCTCGACGAGTCCCGGTACATCTCGGAAGCCGGCATCCAAGGCAAGATCGGCGAGTTCGCAGTCGTCAACGGCGGCGTGCAGGTCATGACCGAGCGGATCCGCCTGGTGCTCCGTGCGCCTCTGGACCGCCTCCAGCAGACCACGGGCGCGGCCTGGTCGTTCTCCGGTGACTGGCCGATCCCGACCGACTCCGTCACCACGTCCAGCGCCGCGGCCTACAAGCGCGCGGTCGTGATCTGCCACGGCTCGGCGTAAATCGAAAGACACAAGTTGTGACGATCGCCACGGCGCGTAATCGAAAGATTCCCGGCACTTACAGTGCTGGGAGCGCCGTGGCGACGCAAAGATTCCATCGGGATTCGTCCCGTTTGGTTCACACCCATTCGTGGCGTGTGAAAGCCGGTCGACCTTGTGTTGACCGTTTACCCGCAAACTGTACCGGGGGACTTCGGACCTTTCCGGTCGTGTTCGTGGGGCTGAAAACTGAAGTCCAGATACTCGCTCCGGCGTGCGATAATCGCCTGGTCCGACTATCAGATTCGTCTGTGTAGTCAATTTCTGGACTTCAGCCTTTCAGTTTTTTTTTGAGGGGGAAACGCAGATGGCAAAATTCAGGATCACAGACGAACCAATCTCAGTCGGGAAGGCGGATCCAGTACCGGAGTCCGCGAAGGTGGAGGAGCAAGCTGCTCCCGTGATCGAGGCCTCGCCCGAGGCGCCTCTACCGCCACCTCTTCCATCCGAGAAGAAGTTCCGAGTCCTGGCCGATGCCAAGGTGTCTCGCGGTGGCGCGCACTACACGCTCAAGCAGGGGCACATCGTCTCGTCGCTTGGGTACGACATCGAGGCTCTAAAGCGTTCCAAGGTTCAGCTTGAGGAGGTCGCCTAGCCTAAGCTGGGCGCGATGCCGTGACTGTAAACGCAATACTCTCCGAGGAGGAGAAGTCACGGATCCGTTACTACCTCGGATACCCGGTCGCTGTCGACGTGACCACCTTCACTCTCGGCATTCCAGCGGTAGCGCAGACGCTCTTCATTCTCGAAGGGCAGATGAACAAGATTCCCGAAGGCGCCGTGGGGCTGGTCCGCAACTGCGTGGCCGTACTCGACGGCATCGAGGCTCAGCTCGTGGAGGCGCAAGGGTACTTCGCGGCCACGCGGGTGGACAACATCAGCGTCAATGACCGGCATGCGGAGAAATTGGACGAAGAGTCGAGAAAATGGATTCTCAAACTCGCCGAGCTTTTGGGAGCCCCGGTCAACACCTACAGCACCAGGATGAATTCCGGGAGTGTCCACCCGATGAACCTATCAGTGGCGCCCGTGTAGCCATGAAAACGTGTTGGGATTGCAAGACAGCTAAGCCAAAGTCCGAGTTTGGACTGGATCGAACTCGCAGGGACGGGCTGCAGCCGCGCTGTAAGGCTTGCTTCCGAGCGTATGCCGTTGCGAACAAGGACAGAACGAGGGCAAGGCAGAGGGCTTGGGCATTGAAGAACAGAAAAATTGAGCATCCGGCCGCCAGGGTTGAAGTGATGAGGGCGTGCGTGAGGTGTGGGTCGGCAAAGCCCGTACAGGCGCGCAAATAAGGACAAGATAGGTGCGCGCACTGGGCGGTAGCAGCGCGCAAACCCACCCCAAGAATGGAGAAACTGACACATGGCATTATACGCATTCAACATGACCACCAGCGCCGTGAACGTGATCGGCAATCGCACGGTCACTCTCCCCGCCAGCGCCTCCGGAGGCACCCGCGGCGTCCCGGTGGACGTCACCAGCGAGTTCAAGGGGCTCACCCTGGCTCAGTACCAGGCCATCGAGGCTCTGCGCGTGGCTACCACGATCCAGCTCGCGTGGACGGGCGATCCTGAGTACGCGTGCGTGGGCATGACCGTGGCCGCGCCTGGCGTGACCCTGACCCCCCAGTCGACCACCACCACGGTGTCGGCTCTCGTGCAGTCCAGCAAGGTCGAATTTCCCTCGACTACCAAGGCGGCGGACTTGGTCAGTGTGGTGAACGCTGTCCTGCCTTCCAACGTGGCGCTGACCTTGGCGCTTCAACCTGACGTGGCTCGCAAGCTGCAGGTCAACATCGTCACCGGCAGCACGGCTGGATCGTTGGTGCTCGTGGGCGTCGACCAGAACGGCAACGCGGCCACGCAGACCTTCAACATTGCGACGGCCGGAACAGTCATCACGGACAAGGCATACGCCACCGTGACCAGCGCGACGATCTCGGGCGGCAGCGGATTCGCCGGGACCGTCGGGATCGGCCTTGGCGCGGCTCTCGGGATTCCGACGAACAAGACCCCGGCAGCCACGGCGTTCAACGTCTACAAGGCGCAGGTCAACGGGTTGAACGAGGCTGTTGGGACCCAGGACACCACAGCCACGACCATCATCCCGACTACGGCTCCGGACGCCTCGCACTCCTTCGCATTTTGGTACAACTTCACCGTGACGCCGACATCCCCGGCCCACACTCACACCCTCGCCTAACGGAGATCCACCATGGCCATCAAAACGACGACCTTCATCATCGAGAGCCTCGGCCAGGGGCAGTTCCGCACCCGCGAGCGCAACGAAATGGTGGTGTGGCAGCGGTACGTTTTCACCGATGCCACCCGCCCGACTCCGACCGAGAAAACCTTCCCGGCTGGCTTCGGGATTTGGAACACCGATGATGCGGCGTATAACTACAGCGGAGGGGACCTTGGTGTGTGGTACAACGCGCTGGGCGTAATCACCTAACCCGGTGAGGAATGCCCAACGACCGGACGCGATCTGGAACGCCTGCGGCCGATAGGCCGGTGCAGACGGGCCAGGTGCGTCCGCTTCGTGCGCACGAGGTAGGGAACACCCTGGCGGATAGGCTGGCCCCCATGGCCGACCGGATCCGCCAGCTCAACACCAAGCTTGGAGTGCGCCGGTATCGCGTGTTCCTGGTGCACGTGGTTTGGTCCGGGCCCGTGGTCGGCTCGGGGCATCCCAGCGAAATTAGCCGGCGCGAGATTCTGCCCACTCCGAAGATTCGAGACATGTCCAGTACCCTCGGCGTGCTGCGCTCGTTCGGCCTCACGGAAGAGGGCGGGATCACCGTCGATGAGATTTCGACCAGCTTCACCGAGGACGACCTGACCGGGAAGACCCCTGACCTCGTGGAGCCGACGATGACCCGCACGGGGATTGCGAACGGGCAGTTCTTCTGGGAAGTGGTCCAGGTTACCAACGCCTACCCGCCGCCCGTCCCTCGCCGGTACACGGTCGAGGGCGTACCCACGCGCAAGACCGTGCATTGGACGGTCAACCTCACCAAGCAAGCCGGAGACAGGTCGAGGGGACAGACGTTCAACCGGACGGTGTCTTGATGGGCACCTACAAGGTCAACATTGCCAGCCTCCCCGAGTGGGCCGGGAAGCTCGTGGGCGGGCGCAAGGACGCTGTCATCTCGGCGATTCGGCGCACGGTCTACGTGGCCGGGCAGCAGATCGTTCAGGAAGAAATCGACAACACCCAGCCTCACAAGCCCGTCGACCGCGGCGACTACCGGAGGGGATGGAAGTACGCAGAACTGCCCGATGGAGCTCGACTCTACAACGCCGACCCAAAGGCATCGGTCATCGAGCGCGGCCGTCGCCCTGGCACCATGCCGCCCGTCACGGCGCTGGCTCGGTGGGCCGGGCGCAAGTTCGGAGCCGACGAGCACTCTGCAATGGGCATCGCCTGGGCGGTTGCCTTGAAGATTCTCTTCGAGGGCACGCCGGGCATGTTTGTGCTCAAGCGGACCAAGAATCGCCTCGTTCCTCTCGTGTTCAAGAACGTCAACCGAGCGATGGGTGGCTGATGCTCGCCAGGGAAGACTTCTCCCTCAAGGCTACCCAAAGCATCCGCGGCGCCATGGCCTCGGCGCTGGCTGCCTACGTGGCGGGGCTGTCTTGGGATCTGGACGACGGCACCACGGTGAAGTTCGCCCAGGTCTTCGACCGCTGGCCACACTACCTACAGCGGACGGTCGATCCGTCGGCCTGCGTTCTTCCGGGCTCGTGGAAGTACGGCGACGCCTTGCTGACCCCAACCCTGCTCGAGAACACCTGGGAGCCCAAGGGTGGAGACGGATGGGGACTCTACCAAACTTCCGAGGCCGAGGTGGAGCTGGAGCTGTCGCTCAGGGCCACCACGTCGGAAGAGCGCGACCAGCTTATCCAGGGCCTCGAGGATTCCTTCCAAGATCCGGACGTGCTCATGAGCCAGCGGGGCGCCGCGAACCGAATCGTCCTCCCCCTGCCAACCTACTACGGACTCTCGGCTCGCTATTCCCTATTGAGCGGAAGAACGATAGACTCTGAAGAGCAAGCGATGCGCGAACAGCGAGACGCGGTACTCACGATTTCGGCCCAGGCCCCCAAGGTGAAAGTCGGGCCGGTGCATCCAATGTCCATCACCATTCGCAAGTTGTCCGTCGACGAGACGCCCATCACATAGGAGCTATCCATGTTTCAGCTACGCGTAACCGACATGCCAAGCGTTCAGAAGCTCCTGGAGCTAGAGCGCATCGTCACGGTGGACAGCGCAGGCAACGCAGTCCCCGCCGGTTCCAAGCCGGGCAAGGCCGGGCTCGTGGCCGAGTTCGTCCAGGGGCCGTTCCTCCCGACCGTAGTGGAAACGCCGGGGGACATCTCGACGCTTTACATGAACGACCCCACGAAGTTCACCCTCATCAGCCAGGGCAGCTTCGATCCTGCGGTGGATGACCAGAACGGCTCGGGCGTTGCCTTCGATGGCAACGGTTGGGCGGAACTCAAGGGCAAGACCTTCTCCGGCCTCTGCATTCGCCGAGTCGACACCGACATGGTCCTGATCGACCACGTGACCAAGGCGTTCGTTTCGTTCTCTCTTACGGTCAACGCTCTGGACTTGAATACCGGAGCAACAGCCACCAACAAGGACATCATCATTCCTGCCGGCACTCGGTTCGCCGACCAGGCCCTCTCTACCGCGACGACCATCATTGCCACATCTCAGTCCGTTCGCATTCCGGCTGGGACTCCGTGCACTGGCACACTGGCCTTGGGAATCAACTTCACGCAAGACCCTGCAACCGGGATTCTGACCTACGTCACCACGGGCGCCACCATGGGCGTGACGGCATTTTTTGTGAAGGTCGTAAAGAGCGTGACCATTACCACCATCGGCGCGATATCGGCGCAGTCCAACCTCATCGACACGCTGATCGACGGGGTGGCGGTCTCGAATCCTCTGCCCGGAGTGAATGGCGGAACGGTGCTTTCTGGTACCGTGTCAACGATCAACCTATCGGCGGCGGCGGCGGACGTTTACGCGGCATCGGGTGGAGGCGCCACGCCTTCCACTCTCGCGGATTGCAACGCTTCCACCTACGCAGCGGCCATCGTGTCGATGCAGCCCGGGATCGACTCGACGAACGACATCGTCGCGATTTGGTCGGCCAGAAACTACAAGATGTCCAGTGTCACCCCGTCGCACATGCGGACGAGCCTGTGGACGAACGCCAAGGACTCCAGCGCCATCGGACGCGGCCGAGTAGCTTGCGTGACCGGACTGGCCGCCAAGTCCGCCACTGCGACCGAACAGATCGCCGAGAAGGCGGTCTACCTTGGCCTCATGTCGTCCGACTCCGTTGTCGGGGCGGACGCTGATCGATACTGGGCGTCGGGCCCCTACGTGCAGGTGTTTTCGACGGAACTCAACCGGGACATCACCATCAGCTCGTGCGGCACTCGCGCGGCCATGAAGGTCAACCTCTTCAACGATGGGCGTTCGGAATTCCTGACCTCGGTCGGAACCCCCTACAACTCCACTATCCAAAACATCGACGCCCAAGAGCCAGCCTTCGCCGCGACGCCACTTCTTGAGGCGGACTACGTAACTATGAAGGCGGCGCGTATCTCGTGGCTCGTCAAGGACCGGGCCGCGGGATGGTGGTTCTACTCTGGTCTGACCGGGGCAGACCCGACGAGTATCTACGCCAACCGCATCGACGACAATCGCCGCTCTTTTGCGGACGAGGTTCAGGATGTGATCGCCGGACTAGCCGCGGCCTATTCCAAGCTCCCAGGCATCACCGAGAGGCAGGACGCCTTCACGGGCGACATGAAGGCATACTGCGACCAGCTCGTGAACCCGGCGCCTGGCATCGCCGCTCGCGCGTCCGACTACCAGGTCCTTGACGGGGCGGCGGCGGGCAACACCCAGAAGATCAACGCCCAGGGAATCTTCTTCTTCCAGCTCTCGATCGTGATGTTCGGATCGATGAAGGCTATCGTCATCAAGTCGGCCATCGGGCCTAACGTCGTGATCACCCAGATCGCATAAGGAGACTCTCCCATGGCCGATTTCCGAATTCTTGGCAACGAAATTACCCTCCGGGTGACGAGTAGCGGTGTTCTGCTCAGTGAGATCACCACGATCAAGGACTTGACCTGGAAACTGGGCGTGAAGCTCATCTCCGAGGGCTACCTGGGAGAGCCCGGGAACCGTCAGCGGGAAATCTTCGAGGAGTGCTCGGGCTCGTTCAACATCGTCCCGGAGAACGTCGCGCCCTTCACGCTGCAGAATCAGATTTACCAGCGTGCGCGCCAGGCCGGGCCGCGGGACGTCCAGATCAATCTCGGGATTCGGTTGCAGTTTCCCAGCGGGAACCTGTTCCGCATCACATTCCCGGACACCCACTACGAAACCGTGGGCGACTTCAACGCCTCTGGCCGCGACAGCTTCGCGACCATGGCGTTTTCTTGGAAGGCTACCAGCTACATTCCCAGCTTCTAAGCTGGGCCAACAGAGGGAGAGAACATCATGGCCGAGAACCTTGCGAATCCGGGGAGCATCGAGCAGACGCTCCTGGGAAAGATTCCGAAGCACACCTTCACGATTCCGGACGACATCCGGGATGACAAGGGCAACCTCCTTCAGAAGGGCGTGCGCGAGCTGGCCACCGATCCTGTGACTGTGACGATGCGCCAGTTGACCTACGCGGAAGAGCTGCAGGCGCTGCAGGCGTCCGAGACTCGCAAGACTCCCTACCAATACGAAGGGGCTCTGCGTGCCCTCGTGTCGGCGGATGGCAAGAACATCACCTGGACGAACAACGAGAAGGAAACCTTCTTTGCTGGGCTCAGCCAGGCATGTCGTGAGCTGATCCTTCGCGGGTTCTCCGCCATTTCGCTGCCGACCGTTGGGGCAACGACCGCTTTTTTAGCCAGCGAGAAAGTGACCGTCGACTAGAGAAGCACAGGCAGACGCTCTGGCGCAACATCGCTTTTGTAGCAAGGAACGGACACCAACCACTATCAGAGATAGCTAGGCTGACATCGGCGCAGGCGGAGGAATTCGCAAAAGCACTCGAATGGTGCATTGAACAGGAAAACAAGGCAGGCAGATCCGGATGAGCGAGAATTCCACCCACGTAGAAGGCCTCGAATTCCGGGCCACCGATGTCAACGCGTCGTCTGTCGGCGAGAAGATCGGACACGCTTTCGAGCGGGTCAAGCACGCGGCGGAGGGCGCCAGGGAGAAGGTCGGGGAGACGGTGCGAGAGTTCGCGATGGGCTCTCTCGCCGCCATGGGGCTGGGTTTTGGTCTGCACTCTGTCTATGAGAAGGCCAAGGAAGCCAACCTCGAAATGGACCGAGTCCGCAAGAGCGTGGCGGGTGCTCAGTTCGGTTTCCAGGGGTGGAGGCCTGGCATCTCGCAAATCGACAAGATGACCCACTCCATGAAGCAAGCCTCCGACATTACGGAAGAGCTTGAGGGAATGGAGGTCAAACTCCGCACGCCGTTGGAAGAACTGGGCCAGACGTTCAGCCAGGTTGCAGCTCTCGGCTACAGCAAGCTAGGAATGAACCAAAAGCAGGTCGTCGAGCTGACCGAGGAGATGACCGCTGCGGCCAAGGTCTACGGCATCTCTGGAAGCGAAGCGGTTTCGACTGTAACCCGCGCCATGATGACCGGGAGGATTCGCGGATTCGGGCCGTTCCAAATGGCCATGAAGGAAGCTCTCGACATCAGCTCGGCGGGCAAGAAGATGAAGGGTGCGGTCAACACAGAGGAGATGTTCAAAAAGCTTGAGAAGGGGCTCAAGGGCATGGTCCCTGTCGCGCAGAAGGTCGGCGACAATATGGCAGGCTCCATGTTCGAAGCCCACGCCTTGGTCAACAAGATGCTCGAAGACTTGGGAGGCCCTATTTTTCGGGAGCAGTCCAAGAGCTTGAGCGAATGGGTGCAGAAAATTCGCACGGTCAAAGAGGACGGAAAGAGCCTCGTGACCATCTACGGAGAGAAGGTGGCGTCGGCCTTCAATACGATCAAGTCCGCGACAGTGTTCATCGCCAGCCATTGGAAGATCCTGCTGGGAATGTTCGCCGCCTCAAAGCTGTCCGGCGCCCTCGCCGGAATGGCGTCCAAAGGTGGATCGGCGGGCGGGGTGGCCGGAGCACTCGGCGCGGTGGGGGCGATGAATGTTACGGCCTCCGTGGTGAACGTGAACGGATCGGGGATTGCCGGCAAGGTCGGCGCCGAGATGGCTGCGACACTTCGCCCCGGCATGAGCGACACTATCGGCAAGCTGGCTGGCCTCGCTGGGAAGGCGCTCATGGTGACCGAGGCGCTCGGAGGACTCTACGTGGCAGCCGATGGGCTGGCCAAGTGGATCGACTCGAAGCAAACCGAGGGACTGCAGAAGGGGCGAAACGCCGGAGCGTTTCTGACGGCAACCCATAACTTCGAACGCTCGGTAAAGGCCCTTCAGGGCGGGCGCGGGGCGGAGTCGCGTGAGGTCGCGACGGCGAGCATGAAGTCTGCCTTTGCTGCCATGGGCATGAAGCAGGGACAGAAGTTCACTGCCGAGGGAGTGGGCGGGATGCTAGCGGCTCTTCCCTCCGAAACGGCCATGGCCATGGTGCGCCAGATGAACTATCTCATGCCGCAGATGGTCCACAAGACCACGGCTGGAGGACTGGCTGCCGCGCCCACGGAAATCGGGCGCGAAATCGCGGCAGCTATGAACGAATATTCGGCGGCCCTCTTCGCCGGGGAGAAGGAATTCGATCCTAATAAGCGAAAGCATCCCGGCTCTGGAAACGTCAACATCCAGAACCTGACCATCACCCAGGACTTCAAAGAGGCCGACCCCGACCGCGTCTTCCACAAGGTCACGAATGAGATCTCCGGGCTGGCGAACAGTCCCGGGACGAGCCGACTGCACGTGAGGGGAGGCGTCTGATGGCTGACTCCCAGGCCACGAGCTTTGCGATTCAGATTCTCGAAGGCAACCTCGGGGACGCGGACAAGACCACCACGCTTGAGCTCGTGGGGACCATGCTTCCGTTCAAGGGGGCGAGATTCCCCACCAAGATGCGCTCAAAGACCACCTATTACCCTGGAAACCCCGTGGGAACGCAGCAGGTCTTTGGTTCGACGAAGGACGACACCACGATCAACGGTGTCTGGTACGACGCCGCCCTTGGGCCCGGAAACGCGCGGGCTCTCGTGCGGCAAATCGAGTACGTGGTCGAGCATGGGTTCCCCGTCGAGGTTCGCTGGGGCGGAGGCGCCACGGGTGACTTCAACGACGTCGGGATCACTCGCCGGGGGATCATCAAGAGCATCGATCCCAAGTGGGAGATCGCCCAGATCGTCGAGTGGTCCATCACGTTCGAATGGAAGGGCGAGGCACTCCAGACCCAGACGCCAACCTTTGCGGCCGGACCGTCGGCCATGGCCACCAAGATCGACGAATTCGGGTTTCTGGCAAGCTCGCTCGAGGAAACGTCCGGCGAGATTGCGAGCTGGCAGGAGTCGATTGAGCGCTTCATCTCGACCGGCACCGGAGCCATGGCGTTCGTCAACGGCACCCTCGACGATGCTCAGAGCGCCTTTGCCAATGCCATGACCGAGCTGGACTATGCGGCCGGAGTCATCCAAGACGGCGCCGAGCTTCCTGCCAGTGTCATGGAGCGCGTGCGCGGGGCGTGCGCTCGGGTGGTGGGGACTTGCATGAACGTCCGGGCCGCATACGATGCTGTCGCAGGGCTTTGGCCGGTTGCCGAGGGACTCACGGGCCAGGAATGGATCAAAGCCTCCATGTTCGCCGGCCAGCAAGCCAAGGAAGCGAAGCTAGCCCTATTCCCTACCGACGACCCGCTGGCGCAGATGGACGGCATGAACCAGCAGTTCGGCATCATGCAGACCACCGACGCCCAGGCCGAGGCTTGCGTCAGACAGGCCGCGGCGCTGGCGGCCCAGATTCACCCGCTTGTGGTTGCGGAAATTCGGCCGCCGGCGGGGAGCGACCTGCGCGACGAAGCGTTCCGGCGATGGGGCGATCCTGACATGTGGGTGCTTATCGCTGACATGAACGACATGGATACAAGCGAGGTCCAAGCCGCGCCCACGGGTCCGAGCGACACAGGAGCCCCGCCCATCCTGATCCCGGACCCAACGGCCTACGCTGCCATGATGGCAAGTTTATGGGGCGCGGAGCAGGTCAATGCCGGAGGCTAGACACTACCGACCCGCGTGGTTCTTGCAGTTGTACGTTCGACTTGAGGACTTCGGTGCAGCCGACGATTCCACGGAAAACACCGGGGACAAACCCTACGCCACCAAGGCGAAAGAAATCGACGCCCAGATCGCCAAGAACGAACACCAGATCACCGAGGAAGAAGCGGCCTTCACTTCGTCCATGGGGTACGCGGCGAAGCTCCGAGCGACGAATCGCAACCTCGTGGCCCAGAAGGCCAGGCTGCCAAGAGGCGCAGCGGTGGACGGCAAGAAGGGCGACGAGTTTTCGATCCAGTTCATCACCGTGCCCAGCGAGATCGAAATCGAAGACCGCGGATTTCGAGAGGCGGACGTGCTCACGGCAACCTTCCCCTTCGTCGACATGCCTCTGGACCCGCGTATCATTCGAGAGTGCCGGGTTGAGGGTTGGCTTGGAACGGTGAGCGCAGAGGAGTTCGGCACGCCGGACAACTGGCACCTGAAGCCCAACCCATCGAAGACCTGCATTCGCCGGTTCAACGGCTACGTCGACATGCCCGAGATGAGCCACTCGGACAACGAAGCCTCGATCCATATCAAGGCCAGGAGCTATGAGGCGACGCTCATCGACGGGAAGATCAATCCGCATGCGCCGGCCTACTCGCCCAAGGGCAGCGAGGAGTTCCTCACGACCTACGTCAACCGCATCCTGTCGCAGTACCCTCCCACCTCGGGGGATGCTGGAGGGGATCCGTTCAAGGCTGTGTGGTTCGCCGCCGACCCAGCGACAGAGCCTAAGCTCGGACGGAAAGACCTGCTCCGCTCGCTCCAGAGCGCCAAGAGCCGCAACCAGTCCAACGGCGCGCAGCCGGGGCAAGAGCCCCCTCCGCAAACCGAGGAGCCAGGCACTCAGGTCGACGCCGAGGGGATCGGAGACAGCGCCCAGAACGGCCAGTCTTCAATGCCTCCGAAGTCTGTTACGCCCGACGGAATGAGCATCTTGGATCTCATCGTGCAGGCGTGCGAACTGTGCGGGTGCATGCCGCTCTACCAGCCGGCCCTGTCGGCGGTAACCACCGACAAAGATCCACCGCTCACCGGCTCCATGGACGGCGGGAAGACCGTGGTCACGTTCGGCCCGAAGAACGACATTGGCAATTACTACTTGCTGACTCCGCCACAGGGGTTTCTGGACGACATCACGGACGACCACATTCGCGTGAAGGGCGGCTCGCGAGATCGCTTCAATCGCTCGTTCAAGGATGGCGACGCCCCTGCCTGGACATCCGATGTCCGCTTCATGGTGTGGGGGCACAACATCAAGTCGATGAAGCTCTCCCGCAAGATGGGGCGCACGCGGCCGACCGCCGTCGAGGTGCGGGCCTACAACCCAGACGCCTCCGCAGCGTTGCGTGTGATGAAGGCGCGGTTCCCGGTGACGGGCAAGGACATCCACTCCGCAGCCAAGGGCGCCAAGAAGCCCACGGGAAAAGCGCGAAAGCAAACCGGCAAGGGTGGGGGCAAGGTCGACATCGTCCGGACGTTCGTGCTTCAGGGGGTGAGGACGATCAAGCAGCTCGAGGACGCGGCGGTTGCCATCTACCACCAGCTCACACGGGCCGAGCTTTCCATCGAGCTCGAAACCGACGACCTGTCCAGCTACATGGATCCGGTGGCGAGCTTGGAGCGACAGAACCTAGTGGTGAACGAGAACGCCGACCCCGACATCATGCGCCTGTGCGCGGGCACTCCCGTGCGCGTGACCGTAGCCAGCCAGAAGGATGGCAACCTCATCATCTCGACGCTGTCGGACTTCTACGGTTCCAAGGGAAACAACATCGGGGCACTGATTCGCCAGCAGCAATCACGCTGGGGCAACTGGCTGTCCACGATGTCCGCCACGTCATCGGCTCCCATCGACTTGGTGGTACAGCGAATCCAGCGAGCCTACAATGCGGCCAAGATTCCGGACATCTTCTACGTTCGCAGTATCAAGGTGAAGTGCTCGGCCGAAGACGGCTCCAGCGGCGGATTCTCGGCTACCATGGAGCTGGTCAACTTCATGAGCGACAACGACCCGTCCGGAATGAACCAGGAAAGCCGGGACATGAACGACCGGCGTAAGCTCAAGAAGCCAGGGAAGAAGGCGGCAAAGACCTCGGCGGACGCCAAGAAGAGTGCCCAGCTCAAAGAGGACGCAGGCGCAGCGGCGCAGAAGGGCCAACCGTGAAGTCTTCTTCGCACAGGTTCGGCACGCGCACCACCGGGGGGCTCGACCCGGCTTCCATGCGGGAAGGCCTCGCCTCGCCAGGTCTCGACACCCGCTACTGGATTAGTCGCGGCACTGTGGCCACTGTCGACGACTCCGGGGAGATCGACTACACCGACCCGCACGCGGTTTGGATAGGTCCGGAGGGAGTAGAATGCGACGTCATCCTTGAACCTCTCGGCCAGAAAGTAACCGCTGTTTGGGGGCAAGGTGGGGAGGTGGCAGACATCTCGCCGATTCACCCCGGCGATCAGGTGGTGGTGGAGTGTCCGGACGGCGACCTCATGACCCCGGTCATCATCGCGATTGTGCACAGCCGTTCGAACAAGCAGCCGATGACCTCGGGAGTCCCGATTTTCGACAACAAGCGTCGGCTCATCTACGCGCGCAAGGGGGACATTGACATTCGGACGGCCGGAGGTGCTCAAGTCCTGATCGAGCAGGCCGGGACCGTGACCACGGTGGCCTCGAAGATTCTCCAGGGAGACGGCAGCGCTTCCGAACAGGGGGTTCTGGGCACGGGCTATCGGCAAGCCGAAGACACGATGCTGCAAGACATGACGACCGCCGTTGCTGCCCTCGTGGCCGCGTGCACTGGCCCCTTGGCACCCCTGGCTCCGGGATTCGCGGATTTCGGAAAGGCTCTGGCGGCGTTTCAACTGTCGTCCGCCGCTGCCAACAGGTTCCTGTCCAATACGCTCTACCTGAAGAAATGATAGGATCGACCCATGGCAGCCACGTCCTACAATCCCTACATCGAGCAAGGCGCCGCCTGGTCGCGCAGCATTGCCACCGACCTGGACTACACGAGCCTGCTCGGGCGAGCCTTCATCAGCAAGTGCGACTACGTGTTCGCGGCCCCCACGGTGACGGTCCCGGCCCGCCTTGGCGAGAAGATCGCCCTGACCCTCACCCCGGCCCAGACCTTGGCCATCCCGGCTTGTGGCAGAACTGCCGCGGAGCTGGAAAGCTACGAATACCTCGTCGAGCTCTACGATCCTGCGGACGCCACTCGCGTCTACCGCCTTGAGAACGGAGTGGCCAGGGTGTCGCCGAGGATTCACGTCGGGCCCGCCCCCACTCCACCTTCGCCGCCTCCCATCATCCCGGCGCACATCGGCGTCGGCGCGGTCACCGGCGCAGGTGTGGTCGTGTTCCCTCCGGGGTTCGATGTTGTCCGCGTGGTAGTGACCGGCGGAGTATTGGCCGGCATCGACTCGACCAACTTTGGGGACGGCGCACCCTTCCGCATTCTGGTGGACAGCTCGCCCACCAACCTCGTCACGATAGAGAGCATGGCGGTTTTGCCGGGAACGGCCCGCCCCTTCATCACCCCGGCGCGCCCTGGCTCCGACCAGAGCGTGACGCTCACGGAGCCGGCGACGATAGACGGCTTCTACGATCTGGCCAAGCTCGCCTTCCAAATTCTCACCATTACCCAATAGGACAACCATGCACAGTCGCGTTCTTAGCCTTCTCCTCGGCCTCGCCCTTGGACTCGCGATCTTGGGCCCAGGCGCATGGGGATTCTCGACTACTCCGGAAACCGACGATGCGGCCGGCGGCGCGCGCGCGTTCGTAGGAGCGACGACGAAGAAGCTGCTTTGCTCGCAGACGCCCGGATTCACGCTCAACCTTCCCAACACAAGCGGCGCCACAATTGCCGCCTGCTCGACATCGACCATCGTTCCCTCTGACATTTGCAGCAACACGGCCAACGGGATTCCGTGCCTGGACAGCGACACGAAGGTGGACGTTTCGGTGCTGCCAACGAGCGTTCAGACCGGCACAGGAACTACGAATTATTTAGCGCGCTGGGCGTCGGAATCGAAGCTAACACCCTCGAAGCTGCACCAAACACTTCCCGGCTCGTGGGAGGCTTGGAGCGTGGGGGCGTACCTGTGGGACAGCATCGCGGTTGACCCCGTGACCAAGACCCTGCTACTTGCGGCGAGCGGGCTAGACATTTTCGAGAGCGTAGGCGGAACCAATCCATTGAGACCGACGTCGGCTTCCCACAGTGGAAAAGGCGTGTCGGTCAATTGGTCAAATGGCGACAGGTGGACGGTCGTCTCAGGGGTGGGCATCTTCAAAAGCGCGGGTGGAACGGGTCCTTTTGACGACCAGGGCGCGCCCGCCCTGACCTGGAACGACCTCAACATCAATCCGTCCAACGGGGACGTATGGGCAGTCACCGCAGATGGCGACATCTACAAGAGCGCAGGCGGGACTGGAGCGTGGACACTGAAGGCATCACTCGGGATATCCTTGACAGGTGTCTCGGTCAATTGGTCAAATGGCGACGTCTGGATATGCTCGTATTCCGGTATCATCTACAAGCTCACTGGCGGATCGGGAACCTTTTCAGCGAAGGGATCTATTAGTGGAATATGTGACGGCATCGCTGTGGATCCAGCAACTGGCGACGTGTGGTTTGTCGCCTACTCCGGGAACATCTACAAGAGCGCAGGAGGAACGACATGGCCAGCGGATGGGCAAGGCGCACCCTCGCTCTCCTGGACAGGGATCGCCGTCGATTACCTGACAGGAACAGTCTGGGCATGCGCAACCAACTACTCGGGCATCTACCGAAAATTGGGACCGTCCGTGGTATCCGATGCTCCAATCTACGCGCCTTTATACACAGGTTTAACATTTTCACTCAACGGCGCCACCTCCGGCACCGTCACCCACGGCGTAGCTGCCGCGACCGCCAGTTACTCGATGCTTGACCCCGCGACCGCCCCTGCGGAGGGCCAAGCTATCGTCTATCCGAGCGGCGGCGGGCAAGGGACGTGGACAACTCCCATCCCCAAGTCACAGCCAATCGCAGCGGTGGGCAAGTTCTACTTTGTGACCGGCACTGGCACTGCCACCGCCACCACTACCGCGGTCACCTCTCTCGGCAATGTTACCGGGATGGGGTGTCTGCCGTGATCCGAATCGTCAGAGCCATCGCGGTCGGCGGGCAAGTGGTCCGAGCCGTCTTTGACAAGGCGCCAAAGACTCGCTCGGCGGCTGCCAACGATGACGGACTGAACGGGGCCAACTACACCCTGGCGATCACCGTGGGCACGGGGAAGACTCCCCTCTGCGTCGGCACTCTTGGCAAGGTCGCCTATCCAGCCTACGGGGTCCTGAACCCTGGCGAGGTCGGCGTCGACATTCAGACCGACCGCTCTCTCGTGATCGGACTGTCCTACAGCCTCCTCGTGGCCGCGCGCATCGTGGCCTTCGATGGCGACCTGCTGGCTCCACCCTACTCGGTGACGTTCATCGGGGCGGCCAGGGCACAGAGGCGAAGGCAGGCGCAGTCCAATCAGGGGGTCACGGACTTCAACAGCGGTTCCACCGGGCTCACCGTTTCCAACGGGGACATCGAGAACGTGACCGGCATCCCGAGCACGAAGCTCCGCTGCCTCCGGCGGACCACGACCATGAAAAACGCCTTCGCCCACCTGCCAGGGTACGGCACGGGGTTTCAGCCCAAGATTCCCATGACCACCAACCGGGTGGGCGCGCTCAAGAACGACCTGGCCCAACAGCTCAAGTCCGAGCCGGACGTGCGGGACGCTGCCACCAAAGTGTCCTTGGATGCGCGCGGGTTGGTGACCGTCGAGCTTCGCGTGCGCACCAAGGCAGAGCAGACGTTCAGCTTGACGGTAAACGGCAGCACTTCCTGATAGGATCGCCCAATGAGCAGCATGTACCCCACTGCGTCCGAACTTTTTAGCGTCGGGCGTCGTGCCGTGGTGACCACCCCGAATACGAAGCTCAATCCCGCCACCGCGGATGTTCCAGGTTCGAATATCAACATCGCCATTGGCACGTCCGCCATCCTTGGCCAGGAAATCATCGCCAGGGGCGCAAATGCGATGAGAGGCGCTTTTATTGACAGCGCCCGGGGCAGCGCTCTCGATAGAGTATGTTTCGATCGGACTGGACTTCTACGCTTCTCGGCCACCCCTGCGACGTGGGACGTGTCCCTCTCGCGCCCCCTTCCAGGGGTGGCATTTTCCCTCACCTACGACGCTGGATCGCGCATCACAGCTCCGGATGGCACGCAGTTCGGGACCAACGCCGATGCCGTCCTGGGTGATTTCGACACGACCGTGACCGTATCCGTGACCGCCCTGCAGCCGGGGGAGGCGGGAAACCTTCCAGGCAACACGCTGCTCGCGTTCGTAGACCAGCCGGCCGACACCACCTTGATCGTGTCTCCCGCGCTAGATCTGACCGGCACCCCGGTGGGCGCGGCCGGTGGCACCGAAGACGAGTCGGACATCCAGTTCATCGGACGCACTCGAGGTTTCTTCCCCACCCTACGCAGGGGGGTCATCGGGGCCATCGAGTTTGGAGCTCTACAGGTCGAAGGCGTGGCGGTGGCCACGGCAAGCGAGGTACTCAACCCGAACAACGGCTTCCCGGCGGCCTACATCCAGCTCGTCATCGGAGATCGGAACGGCAACGCAAGCTCTGTGATGATCCAGTCCGTCATCGACAAGCTGATCGAATTCCGCGCCGCTGGCATCCCTGTCCAGGTCGTGGGTGGCACAGTCACCTTCGTGCCCGTGTCGTGGAGCATAGGAGTTCTCACGGGCTTCGACGAGTCCCTGGCCGTCGCGCGCGTGCGGGCGGTCACGGTGGCCTTTGCCTCTTTCCTACCTCCCGGACCGAACACCGGAACGCTCTACCGCTCTGGGCTGATCGCTGTCGCCAAGTCCGTGCCCGGCGTGGTGGTGCGCGACAATTCCCTGGCCTTCCCCGTGACCGACGTCGTTCCTTCAAGTCCGACTGAAATGCTCCGTATTAAACCTGCCTCGATCACCTTCTCTTGACACATGACTCACTCGCAACGTGTCGATTTTGTTCAATTACACATCGAGACGATAGTCACAACTTGTGACGATCAATCCATGGAATCCGAAGCGCCAAAACAACCTATCGTCCGAGGTCTTCGATGAGTGAGAGCGGTCCTCTTACGCAGGCGCAAGGGTTAGATTTGCTTCGACGCACTTCTGATTCTGCTTGGCTTTCCGCGGAACTCTCCGGCCCCGACGGAACGGCCATCATCAATGCCCGGACCGCTATCGCTGCGTCTACTAGCCAAGCCCTGCAAGACCAAGTCGACGCTTGCGCGATCTCGACTGCGCCGGGTGGCAGGCCTGGAGTGTGCGTTCTGTCCGTGACTCGCAGGTCGGGCGGGACCTTCATCGACATCCCTCGCGGCTATGCCTTCCGGACGGCCGAGGGGATCGTGCTGGTGGTGGCTCAGCCCACCTCGGTGTCAGATCTGCAGGTTGCTTTCGACATTCCCCTTGAGACGGCCCGCAGCACGGAACTCGTGAACACTTTTGTCCCTGCCTTCGATTCGCTTTTGAAGGTGGACGATCTCATGGTGGTCGACCCGGCGTCACCGGCGCTCTACGACTATGTGGTCCCTGGTACACCCGTCAATCTTGTGCTCGGTCCGGGAACTCTCAGCTTCGCCTATGCCCTGCGCTATGCCAGTTCGACGCTCATCACGAAGGCAGCGAGCGACTGGCTCTCTGTGCATGGGAACGAGCGCGGGCAGCGTAGGGAACCGAGCGAGGACGTCGAGGAGTACCGGGCGCGCATCCGCCTCTTCCCGGACGCAGTAAGCCCGATTGCGGTCGCCACGGCCATCCATGGCTCGGCCAGGAACTCGAAGCTCCCGGACGTGTACCTGCTCGAGCCGGTGAATCCGCTGGTGAGCGCTGGGTTGCTGGCAGAATACTCTCTTGGTTTTTTCGATTCGTTCGCCTACGACGACAGCTTCTACGACGATCCGCTCGGTGTGGATGTCCCGGCGAAGCTGCCGTTTCGCACGTGCGAGATGCAGGACTTGCGCGAAGGCCGGGCCTACTTTCGGATCGAAATAGACGGCGTCCTTCATGAACCCGACGGTTCCCTGTTCTACTGGGACGTCGGCTACTTCGATGACCCATCGTGGGGCTACATGGATGTTCCCCTTCATCCTGCGCTCGAAACGGCCCTTCTCGGGGTGCAGTCCCAAGCCCGGACGAAGAAGGCCGGCGGGGTGCAATTCGATACCTTCGTGGAGTGCAGCACACGGGTGGACGCGAACGCCGAGGTCGTGTCGTCTCCGACGGGAGTCCCGGCTTGGATCGTCACTCCCGACGTTGGCAAGGTGTGGATGCTTCGGGAAGGACTCGTGACCGTGAGTGGGCTCGACCCGGCCACCGACGACTTCATGGTCGGGATAGAACTCGAGGACTCCACGTTCGTGATTTCGGACTGGAGCACCGACGGGATGCCCCTGCGCCTCTTCGAGCTTGAGCGCATAGGCTACCGCTCCCAGCGCGTGATCGGGATTGCCTGTATCGTGCGCAGCTCGGTTTCGGCTACACTGCGGGCGGTCGGAACCTTTTGGACCACCGAGGTTACTCTCTGATACGCTTAGGGAAAGGTTGACATCATCATGGCAGGCATACCCTCACGAGTGAATTTTACGAGCCGCGAGATCGCGGAGTCGGCGGACGTCAACCGAGTCGGGAACCTGGCCGGGCGCGAGCTGATGGACGTGGCCCAGTCGCGTGGCGTACGCGCGGACTTCTACACCCCCGGCCTTAACACGTTCGACGACTTCAGTGCGGCCGGAAAACTCGCGCAAGCTACCCCCATGTCGGGCCTGACCAATGTCCCGTCTCTGGAAGGTATCGCCCACGTGTTCGATATGGCTCTTGGCGCAGGCGAGGGCACTCTGCCCTCTACGCCCAGCAGCCCGGACATCTCTGGAAACCAAGTCTTGCGCTGGCCCGCACAGACGGTTACCTGGCCCTTGGCGGGAACGCCAGACGCGACCAACCCGAGGATTTGCCTGATAGTCGCGACCCCCGCGGACGAGCTAGACGACCCCGTGAGCCGGAATATCCTCGTGGACCCGGTCACGCGTGCTCTGATTCCCCAGACGGTCTACAAGACTTCTAACCCAGTGTCCGCGATCAGCGTGGTAGTGGGAACGGCTGCTGCTGCTCCCGTTGCTCCCGCGGTCCCTGCTGGTGCTCTGGCTCTGTTCGAAATCTACCTGCCCCCCTTGGCATCCGACTCTACGGCCTTTCTCCCGGTCCGGCGCGCGTGGCGGAGCATCGAATTCCCAGGCACCAGCCAGCACGGAATCGTCAAGGGATGCGTTCCATTCGTCGGCGCCGGTTTCACTGGGCCGATTCTTCCGACGGTGGCAAACCAGCCACATCGCTTGGTCATCGACGGCGAGCTTCTGACCTTTGCGGTGACTCCATCGAGTTGGGTCACGGTGGACTCGGATCTCGCGGCGCCCCCAGTCGCCGCGCCAGTCGGCAATGACGCCCCCGCCTATCTGTACCTTTGCGGTGGTAGGAACTTCCCCCATCTCAACTACAAGATGGTTAGCAACGGATCGACGCCGCTGCCCGTGACATTCATTGCGAGTCTGACCCCACCGGATGCCATGGGATACCCGACGGCCAGCTTGGCAATCGCGCCCCCCCCCAGGACCTTCCCACGCGCGGCATGCTGCTACGTCGGTCTATACTTCCGCAATGCCGGCCTGACCACAATGGTGCCGTCCTTCTACGACGGTGACTGGATCAGGGTCGCCACGATGCACAACTACGTGCAGCCAGCCGTCACGGTCGCAGCGTCAAGCTACACCGCCATTCCAATGCCGACGGTCCCAGCGTCCTCCTCGGCTATGCGCGTGCGCTTGCTTGTATCCGGGTCGGCCTCGACGCTCCTACGCATATCCAACGCCTCGGCAGATACTGGAAACATCACGACTCTCGGCACTGGATCTTCGGGTGAACAGTGGATCGATACTGTTGCACAGGAAAATCTGTACTACAAAGATCTGGTATCACCTGACCAATTGATCATTCGGTGTGAGGGCTTCAACATGAACATCCCCCGTCTCGCGAGGTAACCATGGCCTTCGGGAACGTCAAGATTGTCAGCACTCGCAACGGGGTAACCCCGATTGTGGGGTGGCGCCAGGACTTGGCCATCGGGGACGTGGTTTCCCTGGCCCTGTCGAGCGACATCGGCGTCTCCTCGTACCGCTGGGAACTCGTGGGGAGGCCAGAGGGCTCGTCGGCCGGCGGCCCGGGCCCGGAGCCTTGCCTTCTCGGCACCGGGGCAACCTGTAGCTTCACGGTCGACAACGATTCGGGGATGATTCGGGACGGGACCTACGTTATCCACTGCACCCTGAACGGCGGGACTCCCACTGACACGATCATCAGGGTGGGGCTCGCGCGGCTGGCTCCCGGGCTTTCCTACAACGGCCTGCCCCTGCGTAGGCTTGGGTACTTCGAACGCGACGAGGACACTCACGAGCCCCTAGTAGCTGGCGAGTCGACGAAGATGCTCGATCGTTGGCTCGGGCTGATAGGCGGCGGCGGCACGCCAGATGCGCACGACGTGAAGGCGGACACTTCAGATTCTGCCCCAGCGTTTCTCGATACGAAACTCAAGGCGGGCGCGAACGTCTCGCTGGAGGTGGTCGTTGACGGTGGGGTCCGGAAGGTTCAGATCACCTCGACGGGCGGAGGTATTTCGTTTTGGGACGCCCCTACCACCCCCATAGGCAGCAGCAATCCCGGCGTTTCCCCCCTCGTCTCGCACGGAGACCATTCGCACGCTGGCCAAGACCCTGCCGAGGTACGGTCGAAACTCTACCCGGCCAAGATTGACGACCCGAACAACCGCGGCGATCTTCTGTGCTGCTTTCTTGGCCCGCACGATCGCGAAACCAACACCCCGATGCTCGCTGAGTTCGCGGAAATCGCGCATGGTGTTCGCCAAAACACGGTTACCGGCCTACTACCAGCGTCCTGGTTCGACGGTGTCGACCCGACGCCTCCGACCGACGGGAGCCCCTCGTCGATTGTTGGCCAAACCGTGCTGGTCTACTACCAGGGCGACTCCTCTGAGCACGGAGACGAGGAACCGCTACAGGGACCGTGGGTGATCGATGACGTGGGGGCGCAGTGGCTGCACGTAGACCCCGACCCTCCAGGTGTCCTTCGCCTCGTCTCGACCTACGCGCGCATGCACCGCGCTCCCGACTACTCCTATTCGTCGCAATTCGTCCAGAACATGACCTTCCAGGTGCGGACGGGGAACATATACGGAACGGGATTCCTGCGCCTGAACAATCCCAGCCTGAACCTAGGCGTAGATGCACAAAGTTGGACGTTCACGGCAGGTCCAACCTACCCTTGGGCCACGACCTACGCTTGCCTAACGGGACCACAGCTTACCAGCCAAAAGGCGAGTTCGGAGACTGCCGAAAACATCGTCACCACGGCGAGCTACGATGGGAGATACGTCGAGGTCGAGTTTCCCCCTGACAGTTTTTTGTCTCTGGCAGGGACCCCCGGCGTGGACATGGCGGCCGGCCTCTACAAGTTTGCAGCCGAGGCCGTCCGTATCTCGGGCTCGCCGTCCCCTGGTAGCTTGACGAATCTGCGCGCACGTCTTATTGACGTCGACACCGGGAGCATGGAGATTCTCGTTGCAGACAGCGTTCCGATCACGAGCACTGTGGATATTGCGACGGCATTCTCGACGACGTTGGCCACAACCTATGCATTAGCCCCGACGAAGCGACTACGCCTTGCGTATTACATCCGCACCAACTCGACCAACCCGATTACGATGCATCTGCGCTACACCAGCGCTTCGCGCGGGACGTGGATACAGGTGCCATTCTCTATGCCTGGCGCCGGAACCTCCACCGGGCGTCACAACGACCTGAGTGGGCGTGATGGAAAGGACGGAATCTGTCACCCAACCTCGGCAAGCGCCCCGTCTGTATCCACCGACTCGGGTGGAGGCTGGTTGTGGTTGGGTGATGGATCCAACGACGGTAACGCTGACTGTGTTGAGTTCACAATCACCGACGGCCATTTCTACGGCATCAACAAGACCTGGTCAGACGGCACGGCCATCCCAAATTTCAAAGAGGTGTGCGTCCACCTCGTCAACGCTTCCTCGGGTAGCCCAATCGTTGTTCACAACGCTGCCACCCCGCCCGATGGAACTGCCTTTCTTCCCCTCGTCCTTCCCTGGAATTCCGGGGATGACCAGGACCTTGAATTCGCGCGCCCCACTGACCTTTGGTTTCGGCTTGATCTATCCGCCAACGTATGGCGGCTGAAGTGCTTCACATCGTACTGAGGACACAATGAGATATTTGCGTTTGAGTGCTTTCGTTCTCGTCTTCTTGGCCACCCTGACAGCCTGTGCTGTTGCGGCATCCATTTGCCCGTCTGGTAAACCAGAGGGTCCGCCAACGCTGTGTAGCAATGACCACAAAGTTCCGCGCGCGCAGCTTCCCATCGGCACCACGGCCGGCACCGTCGCGGCCGGGGATGCGGTTGCGGGGAAGATTGGCGGGACGTTGACGGCGGGAAAGATTCCAGTGGCAACGGGAGCGAATACGGTTGCTGACTCTATAGCATCGCAGACGTTGCTATTTACGCCTTACGGTGCAGGAACGCGCGCGTGGGTAGGTGTCTCAGTAAACTCCACTACAGGAGACGTTTGGGCTGCCGATTCAGGGGGGCGCGACATCTACAAGAGCGCAGGAGGAACGGGCACGTTTACTGCGCAAAGCGCAGGAACCCAACAATGGTATGCTGTCTCGGTAAACTCCACTACCGGAGATGTTTGGGCCGTGGTCTATAATGGTGACATCTACAAGAGCGCAGGAGGAACCGGCACGTTCACTGCGCAAAGCGCAGGAACTAGAGCATGGGGAGGTGTCTCGGTAAACTCCACTACCGGAGATGTTTGGGCCGTGGTCTATAATGGAGACATCTACAAGAGCGCAGGAGGAACCGGCACGTTCACTGCGCAAAGCGCAGGAACTAGAGCATGGGTAGGCGTTGCCGTGAACCCGTCTACAGGAGACGTCTGGGCATCTGTTATAGGAGGTGACATCTACAAGAGCGCAGGAGGAACGGGCACGTTTACTGCGCAAAGCGCAGGAACTCGACAATGGTATGCTGTCTCAGTAAACTCCACTACAGGAGACGTTTGGGCTGCCGATTCAGGGGGGCGCGACATCTACAAGAGCGCAGGAGGAACGGGCACGTTTACTGCGCAAAGCGCAGGAACCCAACAATGGTATGGCATTTCCGTTAACCCGTCTACAGGAGACGTCTGGGCATCTGTTATAGGAGGTGACATCTACAAGACGTCTTTTAATCTATTGGTGCAAGGTCGAATTGTAGCGGGGAACATCGATATAGATGGAAATACTGTAGGTCACGCTGCTAAAGATGTGCAGAAACCTAGCAGCAATGGGACTCCGGGCTACGTCCTTGAGACTGTCGACGGAACATCGAACAATACGCAATGGGTGGCGAACGGCACCGGCTCCGGCATCGGCTACAGCGGTTCGTGCGGAACTGGTCAGTGGCTGGTGTACTACGACGCGTATCACGCAGCGTGTGTTCCTGCCCCCACGTGGAACACCACGGGCGCAGACCAAGCCGGCGCCGCCGCTACCGTCCAAAGCAACCTCAACACGCACACAGGCACCACGCTGGCAGGCGGGGCGCACGGGGGGCTACCAAACCCGTCTGGCCTGGGCATATCGCGCTACACCGCTGAAAACTCGACCGCGGTCACATCTGACATAGGTGGGACGTGGACCACTGTAGTAAGCGTGTTGGTTTCCGTGGCAGGCTCTGGGGCGGAGCTGAATGCATGGGGATCGCTGTATTTGAGTTGCGGTAGCAGCCCTACGGCAGCCTTTGCACGCATAACAGTTGATGGCACAGCCGCCGTAAACAGGCTTGCGCAAAATGTTCCGGCGTCAGCCTGGGCTACATTCAGCCCAATCGGGTTTGCCAGTCTTAGCTATGGCGTGCACACCATTGCCTTGCAAATCGCTTCAATCAACGGCAGTACCTGCCGAGTAGAAGGAACAACGGGCGACCATGCGACGTTTATCGTGCACACCTTTGCGTTCTGAGGTCGGCGTGCAAGCTAACGTCAAATCATTTGCACGGCCACGGACCCGGACACACGCTTGGATCGTGGCTGAGGCACACTGCGCGGTCGCATCCGATGGTGCCGTCTGGGCACGTGCTGATGCGGCCCCACTGCGTGCAGTCGGCTTCGGTATCCGGCGCCCCGCCGTCCACCTGGGTGGCGACATCGAGCGTACCTTCGCCGCACGCAACGGCGGACGTGGTCAGGAGCAGAGCGAGAGCGAGTTTTGTCAGCGTCATGGTGTCCCTCGAATCAACCGCCCGAGTCGCACGCGCACCATGTGCCCTATATCAACCTGCCAGTCGATGGGCGGCGCGCATGCGGCTAGGACAGTGGATTTAGACTGGCAGGTCATTCCAAAAGCGTACGACAGCTCAGCGAGAAGCGCAAGAAAGAGCTTGCAAGTCGCGGCCACATCACAGGAAAATCGCGGGTAGAAGCCCCAGCGTAGAAAGCAGCACAAGCCATGCGAGACAGACACACCACCATTACCCCCGGCGCCACCCCTCGCGAGCACCCAGCGACCATCGACATTCCATAGCGAAGGAACTCCTCCAATGAATACCAACCCAAGCGTCATCACCCGCGTCGAGCGGGCCTTTGTATCGAATGTTCCCTCGGCGCCGCTGGCCAATGCGTCGGTGGTGCTGTTCGCAACTCACCCATGTACGCTTGGCGGTGCTTCGTACGTCTCGCGGTTTGCTACCCCAAGCGGCGGGGCTATCGCCGTGGCTCCAGAGGCCATGGAGACCGTGCGCATCATCTACGCGCTCCACAACCACGCCAGCGCAGCGAACGGGCTGTGCGCGTACCAGACCCTAGATGGTGGTGCGACCTGGATCGAGACGGACATCAAGGACGGGAGCAACGCCGCCACCATCGGAGCAGCGGCCCCTGTCCAGATTCCTGCGCTCAGTTCTGGGCAGGAGTGGTCAGAGATATTCCACATCGGAGCCTACAAGGGCATTGCCATTGTGCACACGGCTGGCACCACGGGGCCAACGGCGGTAACGGGGTGGGCTATCGCCATCAGCGTCCAGTATTCACCACAGGAGAACTAAGTCATGGCTGAACATCCACCATCCGGAGCCTCAATTAGCGTGACTGGTATCGACCAGACCGCCCGCGCCACCGCCGCTGACGCACAGTTCACGGCGGACAACGCCATTCCGAAGAACGCGGCGATCACTCCGTCGGGCGCAACGTACAAGCTCGTGCAATACGATTCCCTTGGGCGGGTTGTCAGTGGCGTCGATGCCAACGCCGACAACCTCCCCGACGGAACCAACTATCACCTCTTGACCACAGCCGAGAAGGCCGGCCTAGTCCCCCGCACCACGCGCACCATCACCGGCACGACCGATACGCTGGTGGGCAACGACTCCTGGCAGGCCGTCAAGTCCACCGACAATGCGCTGACCACGGAGACGATCCCGCCCAATTCGGGGACGGGCGGCGTTGCGTTTGATGTCGGCGTCAACATAGGGTTGTCCGCAAGTGGCGGCAGGGGGGCAATGCTTGTCGTTCCAGGCGCTGGGGTAACGCTGATGTACGCTGGGAACTCCGTTCCTGACGGCGTCATCATCCCGTCTGGGCAGGGCGCCACGCTCTCCAAGACCGCTACCAACACGTGGGAACTCGTGGCCGCCACGACGCCAATCGCCAAGACGTACACCCCCACATCCGGGACGCCTACCGTCGCTCTAAACTGCGCCGGAAAGGATGAGCACTTCGTCGACTGTCATGCGGATGGAGGCGCGATCACCTTCACGCTCACTGGAGACACCAACAACCAGTGCTTCTTCGTGCGACTGCTTCAAGGTGCAGTGGCGTCCACGGTAACAGCGTGGTTTTCTGGAATCACTTGGCGTAATACTTCCGGGGGCGCCGCTCCAGCCCTGCCGGCTGCGAACAAGGTTGGTTTCTATTGGTTCCTTAGAACCGGGACTGGGGCATACAGCGGACTCCTGATCTCGGTGGAGTCGTAGGATGTCCCGCGCGGCCTTGATGATGTTGGCGGCAGGGGCGAATAAGGCGACGCCAGCCTTCCCCAAATTCCAAATCACACCGGCGTCCACCGGCACCGCCGACCTGATGTACGACCTGTCCAACGCCAGCACGCCAGCCGGTTTCTGGACGCACGTCTCGGCGGGCGGCGACATCAACGTCTACGCGCAGGACAGAACCACGCGCCTAGCGTGTCACGTTTTTTTGTTCGACCGCACGGCACACACTGGGATCGTGGTTTTCGCGGCGACGGGCGCAACGTCGTTTTATATTGCCTACGGCACGGGCATTGCAACCCCAGCATCCAACGCTGCCTATGGCCAATTCGCCGCCTATGAGAGCGCGATGTCAGCGTGTTTCCATTTCGTCGACGGATCCGATGCAACATCGCACGGTAACAACTTCACCCCCCAGACAGGGATGACCTTTGTAGCTGGACAAATCGGAAAGGCCATCCAGTGTTCGGGCAACACCAATTCAGGTCCGATGTCGACGGTCGGGTTCCCCGTCGGCAACGGTGCCAGGACCATGATGACGTGGTTCAGGTCAACTCTTACCGGCGCCAACAGGGAGATGTTTGCATGGGGGACCCCCGCTTCTCTCCAGTTGGATGCTCTAGCACGGGTAGCTTCGAACAATGTTTCGCATTCGCACTACAGTGCCGATGATGATGATATTGCCGTAATAACAATAAATACCCTGTATCACGTCATTGCCACAAAGGATGCAGCGAACGCTTATAACGGGTACATCTCTGGAGTCAACGTACACAGCAGGGCAGGAGGGCCTACGCTTAAAACTGCCAGCGGAACCACTGGATACATGGGGGGACTTACCGCCACGGCCAATCTATGGGTGGGAACCCTATGCGAAACACGCATTTACAACCGCGAGTTCAATGCGACCGAGGCAGCTGTCCATTTCGCCAACCAAAATAATCAAGCCACGTTCTGGACAGTCGGAGGTGAATTGTGAAAAGAATTGTAGCCATCTTTTCGTTTATTATGTTCTCGGCAACGGCAAATGCCGATCCGTACTACTATGGCGCTCCGAGCACCGGGACCATCCATTACATCTCTGACTGTCAGACGGGGGCGATATCTGGGTGCGTGGCCGGAGACGATACGAACAATGGAACGAGTCCAAGCACACCATGGCAGACAATCGAGAAGGCGCAAAACTTCGCAGCTCAATATCCTAGCCCTCCTCCAGGGAATCAATATCTGTTCGCGCGTGGTGGCTCGTTCTTGAAAACGTCTGACGTGCGGATAGCCGTTAGCTTGAGTAGCCGTAACAATCCTACGCTTTTTGGATCCTATACACCGTCGTGGGCAACTTCCACAACGTCTTTGCCAATTTTGACCCTGGCGGCAGATAACTTGTCCATGTTCAATTTCATGAACGGTGGTCCCAGTTGGCATGATGAGGGATATGTCGTCCGCGATTTGATATTGCGCGGAGCCGGGCACCCATCAACTGGAGTCAATTTTTTCGCCGATGCGGACTATGCTCTCATGGAGAATCTAGACATCAGTGGTTTTTCGGTAGGCGTTGGTCTCGCAGGCGGGCCGCCGCAGGACGGAGCTACTCTCAATAGCCAGGACTACATCACCGTCAGAAATTGCACGATTCACGACAATATGACCATGGGGTATCTTGGCCAAGGTGACTACACGCTAATTGAGAACAACGTCTTTGATAACAACGGTTTTTCCGAACCGAATCTCAATCACAATGTCTATATCAATGGAGACCAGTGGCACGGAACCGGCGATGTAATTAGAAACAATACTTTAACCCGTAACGATGTCGTGAATGGAAAGTGCGGCAGCGTGTCACTGGTGGGGCACGGACAAACCAGAGGACTGGTAATCGAAAACAACACGATTCAGGAAGAAATTGGCGTCGCTGGAGATGGTTGCTGGGGTATCGGCATTGGTCCTGGTGATACCAATGCGCAGAATCACATTGAAGGTTTCACGGGCACGATCATCAGGGGAAATCGCATCATCAACCCAGGCAATACTGGTATAGGGATTGGGGCCTGTCCGAACTGCGTGATCGAAAACAACATCATTATTCAAGAAAACACTGGATTAGGGCTCACGGGAATAATAAGCCCGATTGGAAGGGGGAGCGACGATCTCCACGACGACAACGTGACCATTCGAAACAATTCGATATACATGTCGTCAGTCGTTACCAGCGGAACTGGAATTGTAATCAGTGCGGTGGGCGCGACTCACAAGGTAGTGTCCAACGCAATCCACTACCTCGGCAACGGTAGCGCGGTATTTTCATGCTTCGACACCACGGGCCTGACGAGCGCCGCTTTCACGTCCTTCAACAACAACCTATGCGACTTTCCGAACGCGGCAACGGGGAAGTGGGAGAAGACGGCGGGTTCTCTGACGGCTTGGCGCTCGGCCTCGGGACTCGACACGAATTCTATCCAGGCGGACCCTCTATTCATCTCTCCCGGAACACCTAACCTCAACCTTGCGATCCCCATTGGTTCCCCCGCCGTGGACCACGGAAGCCTATCCTACAGCGCCCCTATGGACATCCTAGGGTTCAAACGTGACCTCAACCCCGACATCGGACCTTACGAGGAGGGAGCAACCGAAATCTGGACGGGCACAGAGACCGGGCTCGATGGCGGCGTGACTGGTACAGGAGGAGCCTCGGGCACGGGTGGTGTCGTTGGCACCGGTGGCGTTTCTGGAACGGGCGGTGCTCCCGGTACGGGCGGGGCCAGCGCGCAAGCGGCGCCAGGCATCTGGGGCTGGTTGCCCCGTTTTGGATTCGGATTCTAAGGAAAGGAGATCACATGCGGAAAGCATTTGCAGTTTTGGTTCTCGGTGGATTGTTTATCGGCTGCGGAGGCGATCAGTCGTCGGCGCTGGCGAGGGCGCTTAAGGCCCAGTCGTCGCTGGAGGTTGCCTTGCGTGACACAGCGTCGCGGCTCGCGGCCAAGGACAAGCTATTGGCGGAAACCCGGCGAGCGGCTGAGCGGCGATGCTGCCCGTGTCCCAACTGATAGGGCGTCTACAGTAGGAGCGTCACGACTCCCCATCGAACCCAAGTGACAGCCGTCCACAAGGAGTAGCAACCAATGCCCAATCACCCCGAAGACCTGAGCGACACCAGCAAGGAGCTGGTAGCCGTACGTGGTGAATTGCACGAGGTTTCTGGGATTGTGTCGGGCCTGGCGCGATTGTCAGCATCGGAGCACAAGGCCCGCGGAGAAGCTGAACGCACCGGGCACACCCCGCCGCCAGCGTCAATCAGCTCAACCGATCTGAAACTTGCCATCATGGAGAAGTGCGAGTCCTGCCAGAAGCCGGGTGGCGCAATCTACGAGCTAGCCACCGAAGTGAAGGGCCTCGCCGCTGAGGTCAAGACCGTGGTCACGACCATGGCGGAGCAACGGGGAAGCGCTCGCGTGTGGGCCATCGGTCGCGCTGCACTTGGCGCTGTCGCGTTGACCGTTCTCGGGTTAACGCTCAACCACTTAGCGGCCAAGCGCAGTGATGATGCCGTGCGGAAAAATGCCGACATCGCCGCCGAGGTCGCACGTCAGCTCAAGGCGGTTGAGACGGCAGCCAAGGGCATTCACGGCGCGCTTGAATCGGCGCCCGCCTGCCAGTTCGCGACGGTGCTCAAGTGACCTACGTGTGCATTGCCGGCGTCGGCGCCTGCCTTCTCGGAGCTGGGTTCTGTCTGGGCGTCGCCTGGGAACGGGGGCGACGATGACCCCGTCCGTCGCCGCGTGCAAGCTCACTGGCCTTCCCGAGTGCTCCGCCAATGTGCAGGCAAGCTGCCAGGTGAGACTAGCTGCCCTTGAGCAAGCTGTTGCCCGTATGGAGCGCACCCACCAGTCGCTGAGCCACGACATAAGAGACGCCACCGCTGCCAGTCGAGAGGTAACGGCAGCCAGTGATAGGCGAAGCGAATCCCTGGACAGCCTGGCCCGTGAGCTGCGCGTGGGGAACGGCGGGATCAAGCTCGGCGATACCGGCACGTACCCAACCATACCGGAGAAAACGCCATGAGGAAGTTGCTTTTATTTCTCGTGCTCGTCCTCAGCGCATCCTGCGCCACTACCGCCCAAGACATCCCCCACTTGCGGCAGGTGCGCGCAAACGTCTGGGCGGCAGGCCAGCCTACGCCGTCCGGGTTCCGCGCCCTGGCCAAGCGCTTCGAAGGCAAGGCAGTCCATGTCATCAAGCTTAACTTTGCCAGCGAAGGCCCCGACGACGAGGCCCGCCTGCTCGGCTGGGACGTCCACGAGCTCGGCATCATCCCCAGGACCGACTACAAGGGCGTCGTCCAGGCGGCCGAAGAGGTCTTCGAACTCCCCGACCAACAGACCTGGGCCGGTGTCGTTTCCGAGATTCGAAAGATTCCCGCTGCCGATGATGGCAGGGAAGTCTGGCTCTTTCACTGCGTGAACGGGAACGACCGCACGAACGAGGCCATCGGACACGTGCGTGTCATCATTGACCACTGGCCCAAGGACAATGCCTTCGACGAGATGCTGTCCCAGGGTTTTCACTGGGAACTGGTCGGGCTTTACCGCCAGTGGAAGAAACTGCCGGAGGCAACATGCAATTCATCCAAGCCCTGAACTACACCATCGCCCATCGCGAGGCGTGCGACTGGATCGTCATCCACGCCACCCAGGGTCAGGAACGCCCGGGGCAGGCCATCAACTCGGCAAACCGCTTCGCAGGCATCGGCGCTGACGCTCCCAAGGCCAGCGCGCACTACATCGTCGACCCCACGACGGTTGTCCAGTGTGTGCGCGAGACGGACGTGGCCTGGCACTGTCCAGGCGCGAACCGCCGCGGTCTGGGCATCGAGCACTGCGGCCTGTCCGAACAGACGCCCGAACAGTGGGCGGACGAAGATAGCGAGGCCGAACTTAAGCAGAGCGCCATTCTGGCCGCGTCCATGTGCCAGAAATGGGGCATTCCGCCGGTCAAGCTGTCCGTGGACGACATCAAGCGCGGCATGCGAGGAATCGCCGGGCATGTCGATTTCACGAACGCCTTCCCCGAGCTGGGCGGGACGCACCAAGATCCGGGTCCATCGTTCCCGTGGC